CTCACCAGACACGGCACCACGAGCGTCTGCCCCGTGGTCAGCGCGGACAGGGCGGCCTGGACCTTCGCCGACTCGTCGGTGCCGTCGCACTTCACGCCCCAGCGGCGCAGGTCGGCCCGAGCCTCAGCCGGCTGCCACGTCAGCGCCGTCACCCCCAACGTGATGGGGGCCGGCGTCTGCAAGTACCAGACGGAGCCGCGGTAGACGGTGCCTTCGGAGATGCGGACGGTGGAGCCGGGGACCACCTTGGCGTCCGTGTCGAAATCGCCAGCACGCGCCCACGGCCCCGACTCGACAATGGCCCACAGGCCGCCGTAGACGCCGTCAGGAATGAGCGCGCGGTCGCCATTGACCAGAGAGACCCCGTCGCACGTCTGCGCCCCGCTGCGCGTCACGGCGGACGAGCAAATGGCCCTAGCGTGCGGGGCGGCTCCGAGCTTCTGGCCGTTGACCTTGCCGACGGTCAGCGCGTCCAGGTTGCCCGAGACGTCGCCGGAAGCGGTGCCGGCCACAGGGGACCAGGCGGTGCCGTTGAAGCCGAGCAACTGGCCGTTGGACGGGGTCGTCGCAGCGATCGCGTGTCCCCGAAGGTCCGTCGCCGACGACGAGCCGAGGACCGCCACGTTTCCGTGCTCGTCCTTGGTGGAAAGCGCGTTGCCGTTGTCGCTGTCGAGGAACGTGACCTTACCCGTCGCTGGCGTCGGCACCCGGGACGCGCCCATCGGCATCAACCGGAGCGATCCGATCGACGACACCGCGCCGATATCCACGACCGAGATGCGCAGGACGTACGTGGACGCGCTGCCGTCGGCCGTGACGATGAGCGTCACGGTGTACGTTCCGATGCAGTCCGGCGAGAACTTCGGCGACGAGTCCGTGGCCGAGTTGAGTCGCGACGCCGAGCCGGAGCACGTCGGCTTGACCAGGGCCCACGCGTACGCTTGGCCGGAGGGGCCAGACAGCGCGATCGACTCCTTGGTGATGTAGCCGCTTACCGTGTTGTCGGGCGACGTGTCGGCGGCGAGCATCGTCTGCGTCGCCGAATTGGCCATGATGCCCTGGATCGTGCCGGCGTCGTTGCCGGTCGCCTTGGCTTGGCGCAGGACGGCGCCGAACACGACGGCGACGGCAATGGTGGCCAGGACCGCAACGGCGCGGGCCAGGGTCGTCTTGATGTTGGTCATCATCCCTCTTCGAATCCGGCTTGAGCGACGAGCAGCACAGCGCCAGAGTGCGCGGTGGCGGGAGGCGTCGGCGACAGGGCGGCTAGCTGCCCGATGAACAGCGAATGAACCGTGGCGATGAGCCACATTCCGGCGAGCGAGTTGGTGTTGTCCGCCGCGCCGTGCACGGCCGTGTTGACCCGGTGCGCCTCATACGAGCGAAACACGTCACCCAGGGCCGCGTACGCCTCGCCGACATCGGCCGCGCTCGTCATGAGCGGCAGGTTCGTCAAGTCGTTGACGTTGGCGCCGCCGACCTTGTGATACACGGACGTCGCGCTGTCCGGGCCGCCGCCCTTGTCGTTCGTCATGTGCTGACGAAGCGCGCGGAGGATGGCGGTCATCGACGCGGGCAGCGACGCGGGGGTCGGGGCCGACCCGTGGCCAACGGCGATCTTGTTGTCGGTGTCGGCCGCGTTGTGCGTGGTCGAGCCAAGCGCCAGGTGCGCGTTGATCTTGCTGACCATGTCGGCGAGCGTTGTGCTCAGCGTTCCGAGGCACGTGGACGCGACCATGTTGGACAGTGCCGCGACGGCGCCGACGACGCCGGAGTGTTCGGCGGCGGAGCGAGCCTTGTCGGTCGGGTTGTCGCCAAGGTCAACTCGCGGAGACACCTCGCCGTGTGTGTCGAAGGTGGTCGGCCGGATCGTGTCGTTCCAGACCCAGACGATGAGGTCCGCCGTGTCCGCGCCATACCCGAGCTTCGTCTTGAGCCGCTGGCCGACGTAGAGGTAGACGGTCTCCTCCGCGCCGACGGGTGTCTCGGTTGGTGCGGCGTTCGGGTCGCCAGCGTAGCCGCCGCCGTACGACGTGCCGCGCGTGTACGCCTGCGCCTTCAGCGTGTACTTGCCCGAGGCGGTCGGGGTCCAGTACCACGGGGTCACGCCCGCGTCGCCCTCGTAGACCTGGACGCGGTTGGCGGTCGTGTCGGCCTTCAGCGCCGTGTCCTCTTCCGAGCCGGTGGGCGCGACGGTGCACCAGACGCGCAGCCACGAGCCGCCAGCGCCGGCAAACATCACCTTGACCTGTCGGTTCGGAACCGGATAGGTAGGCGTGCAAGTTGCGGTGATAGTCATGCTACCTTGCGACCGCGCAATACGTGGCTAGAATGGTCGGCATGGTGAAGATGGTAGTGCTGGTTTGCGCAGTGCTGGCGGGGTGCGGCGGGGCGGTGGCGGAGGCGGGCGACGCGGGAACGGACGCGGTGGCGTGCTCGGCAACGCCAGCGCGGTGGGAGCCGTACTGTTCGGAACCGGCCCGGCCGTTCACGCTCACCGACTGCCCCGACGCCGACGTGGTCCACGTAGACGGCAAGACGTGCCGCGCGCAGGCCAACGTCCTCAGCGAGTGGTATTGTTGCCTGGCGTCGGATTAGCTGCCGGCAACCTTGAGCCAATCGGTTCCGTCGAAAGACGAGCGAATCCACCCAAACGAACCGCTGGTGAACGATGCTAGCGTGTTATTGATGGGCCCGTCGTTGTAGACGATCACGGAGCCGGGGCCGACGCCGTTGTGTGCGACGTGGATCGAGTCCCCGTTGGCCGCGCCGCTGGTTGACAGGTGAATCGTGCGCACGGTGCTGGCGCACACAGACAACACGTCGTCGCACGTCGTTGCGTAGCAGGTTACGCTGGTGTTGTTAACCTTCTGTAGGCGTCCGGTAATCTTGGCGTTGGTCCCCACGGTCATGGTGCCGCCAATGTTGGTCGTGCCGTTGAGGCTCAGCGTGGACCCGGAGTTGGCGGAACCCGACGCGCCGGACGCAAGGGCAAGCGTCGCCCCGCTGGCCACCGTGAGCGTCCCGGCCAGGCTGTGCGCCCCGGTGGACTTCGTGGCTAGGCCGCCGACGGTCAGCGTGCCGGACAGTTCGATCGGGCTATTCGCGTAGGTGCCGCCGCCGTCACCGTCCACCGCCTTTGGCATCTGGGTGCCAAACAGGTTGATCTGGGTGTCGGTGATCGGGTCGCCGGTGTTCCATCCGGCCGGCTTCGGATTTGTTAGCATGTTTAGTCCTATTACAGCGAGTCGATGCCGATTCGGTCAACGCCAACAATGAATCCGGTGCCGACGCCGGCAGAGAACGTCGCATGAGCCGGGAGCCACGGGTCGAGTAGCGCGTTTAGTTGCACGCGGATAAGGGCCTGGTAGTCGCTGACGGACATACCGGCCGGGATGGCGGTCTCAATCCACACGTGCGACCGTGGCGACATCCACGCCCCGCCGCCAAGCGAGAACGTCGGATCGCCTGGGTTGACGCCGGGCCAGTAGGTGTTGGTCGGCGGCGTGTCCAGGTCCGTCCCCTCGTAGGTGTGGACCTCAACGAACGCGTCGCCGAGCAGGTCCGAGACGGCGGCCGTCACGTTGTCGAGCGTCTGGTCTTGCGCGGCCTTGAAGTGCGCGGCGCAGCGCTTGCGGACGAGCCACGTCGGATCCGTCGGCTTGTTCGGGACGGCCAGGACGGTGGCCCAGTACGGGATACGCTCGTCGGCGCGGGCCGGCGTCGCGTTGGCGCGGAACTTCTCTGGCGTGCGGGAGAAGACCGAGCCGAAGTAGCGGGCAATGGCGACGTTCTCGGCGTCCACGAGCGTCCCGGCCTTGGTTGTGTAGGCCGAGCCACGCATCGCGTGAAGCTCACGCAACCACATCGCGGCGTATGGCTCGTCGGCCTCGGCGGTGCAGTCCTCTTTGAGCAGCTCGCCGCCGTAGTCGCCGATTGACGCGTCACGGGACCACGCGGGCGATCCGGTGGGTCTACAGGTTCCGGTGAGAGCCATTACCACACCACCACGAGCTGTTGGCCGTCGGCGAGCGTTCCGACGGCGTACCGACGAATGCGCACGAACCCGGTTCCGATCTCACACTCGGCCGAGCTGCCCGACGCGGACCCAACGGCCTTGGCCGCTCGGATCTTGAACGGGTGCTCGACGCCGTATTCATCGGCGTAGGACGAGGCAAACGTAAGCTTGAGCGTGCCCGTCGCTTCCTTGGTCACGGTGGGTCGGTAAGCAGTGGTGCTGCCGGCCTGACCCTTGAACACAGAGATCGAGCCGGACCCGGTAGATGTGCACGTGATGACGGCGAGCGGCATCGTCCGCTTGATGGCGCACAGGTCGGCGCACAGGCGGGCGTGTTGCTGCGCGGTCCACCCCTCGGTCGGAGAGCCGCCGAGGCGGAGCGGCATGGGTGCAAGGGCGCCGAACGGCATCACCACACCATGAGCGTGATGGTTGGGCCGACGAGCGCCGTGCCCGACTGGTCGTACGAGCGGACGCGCACGGTCTGCCCCGACGGGCTGGCTGTCGAGTAGCACGCGGAGACGCCGAGCGGGTCCGAGATGCACTGGGTGGGGGCCCACGCACCTGTCACGCCGTAGTCGTCCGTCATGCTCGCCGCGAACGTGAACGTTGCGTCGCCGTTGCCGTTGCGCGCCGCGGACGGGTAGCCGGCCGGAGCCGAGTCGCCAGCGTACGACGTCGAGCGAACGCCGGTCATCGTGTTGGCGTAGAGGACCGTTGGGGCGCCGGAGGTCGAGTCGTTACACGTGTACGTTAGGACCGCCACGGGTGCGACGCGGGCAAGGGCGGCTAGGTCCGACGCGATCCGGCACAAGTCCTCGGCGCCCACGTCGGTCAGCGCGTCGATCTTGCCGCGGCTGAGATGGTTTTGCTTTGACGTATTTCCGCCGTAGCTTTCGTGCGTGTTGGTGCGCATCCACGCCGGGGAGCCGCTGGGAGTGATTGCCATTAGCTAGCCTCTACAGGGGGTATACGCCGAACCGCTGCGGCACGAGGATGTTGGGCGCACCGCTCACGCTCGCCGGGATGGTCGGCGTCGTCTTGGAGCGGTAGCCGTATTCGTAGTCGGTAATCTCGGTGAAGTCGCGCGCCATCTTCGCCAGGACCGCGTTGCTGATCGAGCACGGGTCCTCGGCGGTCGTCAGCGGGTGACGCTTGGCGCGGGGCAGGCGGTTGACGTCGCTTGTATTCTCCCCCGGCCCGAGCGTGCGGAACATCGCGACCCACGCCTCGCCGTACTTGGCGAGGTTCTGCGCGTCGGGGCTCACGTAGTCGCCCGTCTGCGGCCCGGCGCCGGTCGAGTCAACCAGCGGCTTGTCGAGCGTCAGGACCCACGCGCCCGCCGAGCCAGCAACGGCCGTCACGAGGGCCGGGTAGAACGAGCGGTCCGCCGAGGACCACCACGCGACGTGGGCCACGTTGGCGATCGGGGTCGTGGTCGTGTTGGCGCTGACCGTGATGTTGTCGTTCGCCGTGACTGTCGAGATCGAAACCTTGTCTCCGTCCGCAACCACGAGGTCGGGCCACGGCGTCGCGTCCGTCCAGCCGAGGCCGCTGCCGCCGTCGGTTGTGGCGTTCGGGATCTCGAGGAGGACCGTCGCGTCCACCGCCTCATCGGCCACGGTCTGGACGACGTTCTCCTGCGGGATGCCGAGCTTCTCCTGGATGTACGTCCGGACCGTCGCGACACCCGTAGACGACAGCGCCCGCGAGAAGTCAGCGTTGGCGATGTCGAAGTCCTTGACGGGTACGATCTTGCACGACGACGGGCCGCCGAGGGCCGGGTAGATGTAGCAGTCCTGTACCGTGCCGAGGCCATCGAGCACGATCTGACGGATGCGGCCCCACGCCGAGTCGGACCCGTTGCCAGCCGGCTTGTACCGGTAGACGTTCAGGATCCGATCGCGCTTCCGCTCGTCGGTCTCGTCGTCCGTGCCGCCCGTGAGCGGCTCGCCCATCGACACCTCGGCCTCCGTGTTGACGTTGACGGGTGGCGAGACGAAACGGACGGTCTCGCCGCCGGCAAGGTTGGTTCCGGTCCCGGTGTCGATGGCGGTGACGGCGACTTCGGTGTCGCCAGCTGAGAGCGACGTGGACCCGGTCGGCCGCCCACGCTTGCCGTTCGGGTAGACGAACGCGTGAGCCGTCGTCAGCGTCGCCGACCCGGTGGCCGTCACAACGATCTTGCCGGTAGCCGACGCCGCCGCCACGACCGGCAGGCCAAGGCCAGCCCTGATGTTGTCCAGGTCGGTACCGGTGGCCGTGAGGGCGTTGGTGGCGTCGCGGTCGGCCGCGATGTTGGCAAAGCCCATCAGGCCCATCTCACCGAGCGACGTGGCGAGGTAGTGCCAGTCGGTGCCTGGCTCCACGGGCGGCGCGGCCATGCCGGCGTCGATGGCGGCTAGCCGGATGTCGCGCAACACTTGGTCGCGCAACTCGGCCGCGTTCTCGGGCATGTAGAGATCGGTCATGTCGTCACACTGTCCGGCTGGCCCGACGAAAGGTCGGTATAGGTAATGGTCGTCTGGCTGCGCCCGCCCTGGCCCTTGATGACGTCGATGCCGTCGATGCGGACAAGCTTCTCCACGTCCGTCAGTTGGCGGAGGGCCGCGCGCACCGATTGCTGCATCTCGGCCACGAACGTGTCGCCCATCTTCCGCGGCAGGTTGATGCCGTCGTTGGGCAGCGCCGTGGACGAGCCGCGTAGCTGCGTCACGGCCAGGAGCACGCGCTGGCGCACGGTCGGCATCTGCGCAAGCTGGCCCGTCGCACTGTCGAACGCGTAGTCGTGGCTGGCCGGGTCGATGTAGCGCACGCCAGCGTCGCCAGTGGGCGGGTCGGCCGACGGGGCCGGTGTGCCGATGCCGTAGGGGGTGAGGGGCATGGTGGTCAAGGGAGCGACTGGCCGTCTATCGGGCAGACGAGACGCGGCATTCGTAGCTTCGGCAAAGACGGGAGGGCTAGCGACGGGATGGGGATGCGGATTTTTGGCAGCGCGATCTTGAGGCCAGGCAAGCCGAGGTCGGGTAGCCGGAAGGACGGGATCTTTGGCAAAGAGGGCAAGGCCAGAGAGGGGATCGGGAGCGCGATCTTTGGTAGCGCGATCGACAGATTCGGCAGGCCCAGATCGGGGACGCGGAACTTGGGCAGCGATGGCAGCGCCGGCAGAGCAAGGCTTAGCGTCGGGATCTTCGGAAGACCCGGAAGCTTAAAGTGATTGCAGGCCATCTCTACATGCCGACGTCAAGGCCCATGGCCGGAGCCAACCCAACGGCAGCCATCGCGGCCGGCGTGCCGGTGGCGATCTTAACGGCCGGATTCCCTGCGACCCCGCCCGTCATCACCTTGCCAATCAGATAGATCCGGTCGCCCTGCATGAGGATCTGGGCGCCTTCACCGTTCGTGATGGTGACGCCTTCGCCCTTCGTGAACTTGAAGCCCATGCCGAACGCGAGGATCTGAAACTCGTTGTTCTTGCCATCCAGCGACACCAACATCGTGCCGCCGCTTGAGTCCTTGCAGGTGAGGGCCGCCGCTCGCTTCTTCTGCTTGAGCAGTAGCTGCGCGACCTCGTCCGGACCCGTCGTGTGGACGCACGTGTCGCCGCTGTCGAGCTTGCCGTAGATGCCGGCGCAACGGTTGTCGCGGGCGCCGATGATGATGGCGTCGCGTCCGCCGCAACCGGTGGCGACGACGGCCTCGCACTTGCCCTTGTCGTCGCGGGGCCACGGGACCGCTGTGACGCCGAGCGCCTGCATCGAGTCGCACTCGCCGTACGGCTCCACGTCGTTCGTCTCGTCGCCGACCGGCTTGACGACCTGGATCTGCGGCGCGCCTTCGTCGTTGAGCGTGAACGCGCCCAGGATTGCGGTATCGAGGGCCATGGCTAGATGGTCGGTCCTTGGTTGGGGACTACGCCCTCGCGGTACGGCACACCGGCCCACGGCGTCTCGGGCTGTGACTTCTTGCCGCCGCCCGACGGGACCTCGCTGCGCGCGGCCTCGGTCAGCGCGAACGACTCGGGCCGGTAGCAGACGAGCGACGTCGTGGCGCCTTCTCCTGGCGAGTAGCGCAGCGTCCGCTCGGCAATCCACAGACGTTCGTGGATGTTGCAGATGTCGTCATCCACATCAACCATCGTGTCCACGGACCAGATCGCGCCCGTCTCGGGGTCGGTGTGGCCACGCAGATCGACGTGGTAGGCGAGCGTGTCCTTGAGCCGCTCGGCCATCGCGCGGTGGGCGGCGTTCTTGACCTGGTCGTCGTCTCTGGCCACCTCGTCGCGGTGGTTGAGGAGCCGATAGAGTGCGCCGGTCGCCATTCGGTCGCTCATGTATCCGGGGAGCCACCGGCCCGGCGTCGCGCCGGTGAGGAGAATGTTTCCTAGCTCCGAATTGAAGCCCTCGAGCTGCGTCCACAGGTCGTATTCGTGCTTGCTGTTCGCAGACGTCTTGCCGCCAATGGCCTGCGTGCCGTTCATCAGCATGAACGTCGGAAAGCGGCTGTAGTCCCTGTCGGCCGTGGCGCTGACCACGTTGTTGTGTACGCCCGACGCGGACCCGATGCGGCGCCGAATGCTGTAGAGCGCCTCTTGGTCGAAGATCGGCTCGGAGAGTACGAGGATGTTGCGTCCCTCGCCTGGCTGGATCGTGGCCCCTTCGCGGGCGACGATCTGGCTAAGGAAGTCGTAGATGCCCTGGCCAGGCTCCGGCTTGAAGTCTACGAACGGCTTTCCGGTGCGCTTCTTTCGCCGGCTCTTACCGCTTCCACCGCTCCGCTTCGGCTTCTTGCCGCTGCGAATGCCGCCCATGATGACGTCGTCGTCGGCGATGACGGTGTCGATGCCGACTGGCGAGGCGGCGAGCGTGATGACCTCGGCAAGCGGCTGGCCCCGCTTGATCTTCAGCGACGGGTCAACGTTGCACTCCACAAGGTCGGCGATGTAGTCGCGCCCATCGCACCGGACTGCCGTGCCGTCGCCGCCGACAGAGGTCCGGTCGATGCGGCCGAAGCATTGTGTGACGCCGTTCACCAGAAGCTCGACGGGCTGGAGCTCTAACCCGCGGAGATTCGCCGGATTCGGATCCCACAGCGTGAACGAGAAGCCGTCGGTGCTGACCAAGTAGGCCGAGTCGATCGACCACTCCTTGACGAGCGTCGTCTCGTGACCGAGGCGCGTGAACCGCACGGTCAGCGGGGAGTCGTAGACTTTGACGGTCATCGGACGTGGACGGTCGTGCCCTTGGGAACGATGGGCGAGCGGGCCAGGGCCGGGTTGGCCTTGAGGAGGTCGGCCACGGTCATGCCGGCTTCGGCCGCGACAGCAGAGACCGTCTTGGCGTAGCGGGTCACGATCGTGATCGGGTTCGTGTTGGCGCGGTTGGCCAGGTTGACGGCGGCCGAGCGGGTGCGGCGCGCGGCAGCGCGGACGCCCCAACTCTGCGGCGACTGGACCTTGTCCGCCGTGGCCGCGATCTTCTCAAGCTTGAACGCGAGGTCATGAAGCGACGCCGTGCCGCGGTCCACGAACGACGGCCCTTGGCGCATGACGCCGTTGATGGCCGAGAGGATGTCGGTCATGCCCTCCGGCGACGGCTCCTGTTGCCAGTCGGCGGCCTGGACCGCGACGTCTAGCTGCCCGGCGTCGGCCACGATGGCGCCGAGGTTGCCGGGGGACTTGATCTCCGGCGTCTCGTCCAGGTCCGGCGAGTGGAGGAACTCCACGCGGACGTCGGTGCCGTCGCGCCGGTTCGGGTCCGAGTCGTCCGTGAACGACGTGGGGACGCACTTGAACGGCCCGAGGATCGGATCGATTAGCTCGCCGGCCTCGCGGTTGCGGCAGTCGCGGGCGAGGATGGGCAGGCCGAGCGTGAACAGGTTGGCGAACGGTCCCCGCGCGATGTCCTCGCGCATCGGGATCGTGTACGTGAAGGTCCACTCGCGGGCGCCGAGTTGCTCAACGAAGGTGCCGTTTTGGTACTGAATCGAATGTCGCACGGAGTCGTGCGAGAAGGACGCAGATCGGGCCGTGACCGGATAGCGGACTCCACGCCAGGTGAAGTCGGGCATCAAGCGGAGGACGTCGGTCACTGGGTCACCTGGGTGGCGGCTGGCTCGGTTGGGTGCTACTCTCCCGGCATGGCCGGAAGCGCTGGGGATGCGGTGGGGCTGGAACTGCGGTTTGACCGGATCGACGGGGCCTATTCGGGCCTCTACGTCACGATCGCGGTGGACCCAGACGGCGCCCGAGTCCGGCTTATGATCCTGGACGATGATGGCCGTAGGAGCGCCTCAGCCGTGCTACTGGACGCCGCCGGGTGGGAATGCCTCAAGGCGACGATCGGGCGCGTAGACGAGGCGCTGGGGGCCAACGTTGGGCGGTTTAGGCTGGCCCGCTAGCCGCCCTGCTTGTTGACCACGGTGCTCGGCTGGTTGGTCCGGTTCGGGGAGCCGGTGGCGCTGCTACCGATCGCGGCGGCGCCCTTCTCCAGGGCGGCGGACAGTTTCGCGATGGAGGCGTCAAGGGCCTCGCGGTCCTCGTTGTTGTAGGCGATCTGCTGCCACTTGGAGCGCGTCTCCGCGTTGGGGCCGACGCCGAGCGTGCCGGCGATGGCGTTGCCCATGCCCGTGAATCCGCCGCTCTCGGTCTCGGCGGTCTTGATCTCGCTCCTGACGCCTTGCAGGTACTTGAGCGCGGCCTCCGGGCTCGTGCGACCCGACGCGACTCCGCCCGCCAGCGCGTTGACGTTCTGCGTCTGTAGCTTGACCCAGTCGGACCCGGTCTGCTGGCCCGCCGCCTGCGGCGCCAGCATCTTGTCAACGATGAGTGTGCCGACCGTGAGGCCAGCGAGGCCGGCGACCGCGGCGGCGCCAACCGTTCCGATGGCCCCAACGGCGCCGCCTCCAGGTGCCCCGGGTGCCACCGGACCCTTGCCGAGCGCCCGCGCCTCGATGGCCCTGCTGATGGCGTCGCCGATGGCGGCCTTGGCGATGTCGGCCGTAACCTGCGCCGCGATGATGCCGCCGATCGACGCGAACGGGTGGTTGGCGAAGAACCTGACTACGTCGATAAACGCACGGGTCAGGTCCGACACGTACGGGATGAGTTTCTTCAACTCCGGCGCCAGCTTCACCAACTCGGGGAACAGCTGCGAGGCGACGGCCTCTTTCATCTGCGTGTTGAACATCTCCAACTGAACGGAGAAGCTCTTCATCGCGTTCGTCGCGTCGGCCTGGATGTCCTTGTACCCGCCCTTGACGTTGGAGAACTCGGAGATCATGTCCACGACGGCCTTGGTGCCCGCCGCGACGCGCTGTTCCTTGGTGGCTCCGGCCGGCAACCCTGTGGACGCTTGGTTGTACGCGGCCTGCATCTTCGCCGTGGCGCGCGAGCCTCGGATGTCGAACAGGTCGAACAGTTTGCTGATGTCGCCGCCGGACGCCGCGAGGACTTCGGGAATGATCTGCGTTGGGTCGCGCATCGTCTGGCGCGACTTGTCGGTAAAGACGTTGACCTTCTTGCCGTTGCCGAACGCCTCTCCGGACTCCATCGCGGAGGCGTTCTTGACCAGGGCGTCCAACATGCGGCCGGTGGACGTCGCGGCCTCGGCGGCGTTCTGCGTGCCGCTCATGGCGATCTGAAGGAAGCCTCCGATCTTGGCCGCGCCGCCGACGCCCGTGAGGCCCATCGACGAACCCTTGGCCAGCAGTTCCGGCATGAACTGCGCCATGTCCTTCAGTTCGAAGGACGCCTTTTTACCCTGGTAGGTCAGGATCGCAAGCGACTGCGTCATGTCGTCAACGGACTTGCTGCCGTTGTTGAACAGCGACGCGGCGATACCGGCCAGTTCCTCCATGCTGGAGCCGGTGGCCATCGAGAAGGTCGCCAGCGCCTTCATGCGGTCCACGGCGGCGCCGATGTCGCCCGTCACGCTGACGAACTTGGCCGCGCCGGCCGCCACTTGCTCGGGCGCTACGCCGGTCTCAACGCCGGTCTGCACCATCTGCTTGCGCAGCTTGTCGGGGTCATAGGCGCCCTTCTCGCCTGCACCGGTCGCGTTGATGATGGTCCGCCGCACCAACTCGTCGAGGCGCGAGGCGTCGGCGACGGAAGCGGCGGCCAACCCTGCCCCGCCGATGCCGAGCATGGCGGCGCCGGCCGTACCGACGGCCTTGAGGGTCGATCCGACGCGGCCCGCGGCGTTGCCCAGCGTGCGCTTGGTGAACTCGGCGCGGGCGTGGGCCTCGCGCTGGATCATGCGCAGTCGCTCGGTGTGCTGCTTGCGGACCTGCCGTTCCTCGCGGGCCCAGACCTTGGTGCGCTCGCGGGCCTCGCGATCGATCGTGGCCAGGCGGACCTTCTGGCGATAGTCCTCCAGACGCTTCGCTTCGCGCGTCGCGTCGGTGGTGACGGACTTCACCGTCGCGGACGGAGACCTGCGAGCCCCGGACGCGGGGACACCGGTCAGGCGCGTGACGGTGGCGTTGTGCTGCGAAAGGCGCCTCTCGATGCCAGCTAGCGCCTTGTGGACGTTCTGGGCCCCGACGACTTCGATGTCATACTTGAGAGGCGCCACTGTTGTTTAGTCCTTCATGGCCTCGGCGACACGGGCCGCGGCCTCGGTCGTCACCGGCTCGTCAACCGAGCTTTCCCCACCATCCGTCGTAGACGTTGCAGCAAGCTCTCCAAACGAGCCAGTGCCCAAACCGAACCCGGTCAGGCGGGATTTGCAGGTATCCGGCAAGCTCGGCCACAGGCCATCCAGGACGGCGGATAGCGTATAGGCTCTGCGCGCCAAGGATAAGGTCAGTTCGTGTGAGCGCGGCAATCGCGCTAGCTCGAAAGGGAGCGCCGTGGCGCCGGCCTCCAGGCGCTTGATCCACGCCGTCACGTCGTCTTCCGAGACGCACGACTCGTACGGACCATATTTCGCCTGCACCATCTGGTACGCGGCGAACAGCACGGCCAACTCGTCGGGGCGGATCTTGAGCAGGTCGTCCGCGTCACGGAAGACGCGGCCGTAAACAGGCTGACCCTTCTCGTTCTTGGTCAGTTCCTCGGCGGTCATACACGCGACGGCCAGCACCTCGCGGGCGATCGTGTCCGCCACAACCTCGCGCGTCGCCGGGTTGGTCAGGTCCTCGCGCGTCTTGCCCTTGGCCAAGATCGCCGCCTCGCCCTTCAGCCTCGCGCGGTCGTGGTCCTCTTGGGCGAGGACGCGCACGCGCAGCTTGCCCACGGGCGTGCCGTCGGCGTTGTAGCGGGGGAAGTCGATCTCCTCGCTCGGCTCCGGCTCCAAGAGCTTGAGGAACAGCGCGGAAGGCGGGACGTCGGTGGGGGGCTTCATGCGTGGCCTATCCTGAGAAACGAAACGCCGCAGCACAGCCGCTCCGGATAGGGGGAGAGCGACTGCCGCTGCGGCGTCTCACTTGTGACCTGCCATCGCGCGCGTCGAGGGCCCTATCCCTACGCGCGACCGGTGCGAAGCTATGCTAAGAGGCGAAGTCTTATTCGAAGGGCTTGAGTTCTCCGGTCCACTCGAACGAGCCCTCTGTCGAGCCGTTCACGGACTGGCTGATCTTGCAGCTCATCAGCTTGCCGCGGCCGATGTACGACTTCTTGCCGCAGACAACCTGCGACGTGACGTACGTGCCGTTGGCGCAGTCCTGCTGGAAGTCGTCCTCGGTGCCGCCGATCGGAACCGCGAAGCCGACCGAGATCGTGACCAAGCCGGAGCCCGGCGTGAATCCGCCGAGACCCTGGTTGAGGAGGTCGATCTTGTTCTGGCCGCTGTCGGTCGAGATGTCGAGGGAGGTGATCCACTCCAACAGGTTGCCGTTGTAGAAGTAGGCGAGCTTTGCGCCGTCCTGGAGCGTTGCCATTAGTCTATGTCTCCTTAGCCGACGCTGACCTCAGCGACGCGGAACGTGAACTGGTGCGCGTGGTCGATGACGTGGAGGTCCAGTCCGACCTCGCACCGCGACGCGTTGGCCGGCGACTTGACGACGCGGAGGCCGTCCTTGCTCGCCTGGACCTCTTGCAGCTTGGCCGCGGCCTCGTATTCGTTGAGCTGCTTGATGACGTCAACCTTGTACTGGCTGGGCGTCAGCACGCCGCGAATGAAGCGCTGATTCGGGTTGACCGAGCCGTCGGCGAGGTATTCGTCGTCCTTGAACTTCTTGCCCTGGTGGTTGAGCACGGCGTTGTTGCACATCTCGTCAACGAACTCGTCGGCGACGCTGACCCGGTGCGTCTCGCAGGCGCGGAAGTCGTCGAGCGTGCCGGTGCTGTTCTTAGACCGCGTGTTGACCGACATGACGATGAACGAACCGCCGCCGTCCTTGGACGCAATCGGTGTGATGCCGTCGTTGATGGCGTCGTTCTGGTCGTCCGCGTCGGGCCAGTCGGCCGTGCTGTACGCGGCCGGCACGAGCCAGTCTGGGCCCGAGTAGCCGGCGTGGTTGGCCGCGCTGTCGGTCTGCTCGCGCTTCTGGCGGATCGCGGCGAGGTTCGCGGCGATCTGGGCGGGCGTCCAATCGCTGTTCTTCTGCCACGCGATCTGCTCGCGCTCGTAGTTGAGACCAGTGGCGAGCGTCTGGCATGCGGCCAGCGTGTGCGTGTAGCCGGCGCAAAGCTCGCTCCGCATGCCCTGCCGCGGCTCGGCCTTGGTGGCCAGATGCGTCTTGAACGAGCCGAGCGTCGTGTTGAGCTGCGACGACGTGACGAGGTAATACTTCTTCGTCGCGGCGATGTTCGCCAGCGCCGTCGCCGTGGTCGCCGCCTCGGTCGTGGAGCCGTCGGCGCCCGCAACCGCAGCGCCGCTCACGACGCCGATGCCGGCGCCTGTGTTGGCGAGCGTGATGCCGAGGCCAGCGGTCACGGACGAGCGGCAGCGGATCGGAATGAGCGTCCCGTCGCCCTGCGAAAGGCCCTTGAGTTTCGCCGTGACGGTGAGGACGCCGCTGGAGTTGTCGGACACGACCGGGAGCCACGTCTTGGCGTTGATCGCGGCCTTGAGGCCGGCGGCGATCGTGGTCACGGTGTCGGCCGTGGTGAACGTGTACGAGCAGTCCTCGCCGCAGACGGTCACGATGGCCGTGCCGGTCGCGGTCGGGTTGGTCGCGGCGGCCGTGATGGTCAGGACCCACGTGCCGGCTACGGGCGAGCCGCCCGAGGACTCGGCGACGGGAAGCGCCCAAAGCTTGGCGTTCTTGTTCGCCTCAAGGAAGACCTTGGCGGCGATGTGGAGCGGAGACCCGGGGCCAGCGCCATCACTGGCGGCCTTTTCGCTATCGACCTTGTACAAAGTCGCGGGGGTCCACGTGCCGCTGCAAGTCGTGTTGGCCTGGATCATGGGCATGACCAGGCACACTTCGCGCTGTCCGGCCGACGCCGAGGCGGGGCCCTGCGCAAAGAGGATTTCAGCCGTCGCGCCGGGGACGCGCCAGTCGGATCCGATCCCGGTGATCGGGATGAGGGGGGAAGTCATTTCGTCTTAGGCTCCTCGGTGCGCCTCGTGCCGCTTCCGGCAACCCAGGCACCGTCCTTGAACACAACGGGAACGAACGCGACGCCGAGCGCGGCGGCGGTATCGGGATCGGCGGGCCAGATGGCGCCCTCGCGGCACAGCTTCGCCCATCGCGCCTTCTGCGGCGTGTCGTCCGGAACGCAGAACGGCTCGCGCGTCGCCGGGAAACTGGAGGCCGTCTCCTTGTCTCCGCGCACGTGAACGCGGCCGACGTAGTGCGGCGACTGACCGAAGCGAGCGACAGAACCCGGCACGTACGCGAGGAGGTCCTCGCGCGAATGAAAGCGCAGCTGCATGTTGTCCCCTATCCGTTGTCTAGAAACGTCGTGCGATGTCACGCATGCGACCGGTCAGGCTGAGCACCAGGCGCTCGCCGGCCCGCGTCGCCGCGTTGAACAGGAAGCGATACGGCTTGTTGCCCGGGTGGTTGACCTTCTTGGTCGTCACCCACACGCCACGGGCCGCCCAGTAGAAGCGCAGGAACGGCGCTCGACGGGCCGCGATGACACGGGGCCGCGCGCCCTTGTCGATGGCCGCCGCGTACGCCTTGCGGTTCGACAGCCGAATCACGTGGCCCTTGTTGCGAAGGACCCGGACCTCGGCCTTTGTGGCCTTTTGGAGGTCGCCAGAGCGCGGCGTGAACGTGACGCCTGCCCGCTGGTTCACGAGTCGCAGCGCCGTATCCGCCGTCTCCAGCGAGACCTCGGTCAGCGCCTTGAAGGTCTGGCCCTTGAGCCACTCGTGCGACCTGTGCACCTTGGCCAGGTCGAACGGACCGCGCATCATCCGGACACCACCGGCACGTCGCTGGCGGCCTCTACGAGGTCCGGCACCACGTCGGTCGCATCGCCGACGCCAACCGTGTAGTCCGCGGCGTCGAAGTCGCCGAACTCTGCCGGATCGTCGTAGCCGATCTCGCTCGTCTCAAGCGTCATCGACAGCGAGTAGTAGACCGTCCCATCCTCATCGCCCGCGAACGGGATCTGACCCATCGCGAACGACTTGAGGTCGATCGAGGCCAAGCCGCCCTTGTCGGGGAAGAACTGGAGTGCGCCGGCCTCGTACGCCTTGTGGCCGCGCTGTCGGATGACCGTGCGGACCAGCTTGACGATGGCCATGCAGATGTCGCCGACCTGCCGCACGGCCGCGACGGTGAGCGGCCCGACGACGTAATCCATGCCCCACTGGCAAGTCAGGCGGTCACGGAACAGCGTGTGCTGCTCCATCGACGGGTTGCCCATGCGGTAGACGGCAAGTAGTGGGAATGCCGCCTTGCGCTCCAGCATGAACTTGTGCGTGGGCTGTAGCTCTAGCGTGTCCTGTACCGGCAGCGTGCCGTACAGGTCGTGCGTCGCGCCGAGCCCCGTGGTGCCGCCGGCCGAGCCGACGATCTTCTGCCAGACCTCGGTGAACTCGTAGTTGATGGCCGCCTTGAACAGCGCCGTCAACTTGGCCCGCGCCGGGTCTAGCGGCGTTAGGGTCGTGTCGAAGTCGGCCGCTTCGACGGGTAGCGAAAGGTCGCCCCACCGCTGGACGATGCTGTCAACGCCCATGGTGGCTACTCCTCGGACAGTTCGGCGACCGGCTTGGCCCGGATGACGAAGTTCAGCGCCTTCTCTTGGTGCGCGTGGGCGACTCGGTACAGGGCGCCGTTCGGATGCGACGGGCCGGTGAGCTTCAAGTGGAGCGTTTCGCCCTTGGCGAGCAGCGCCCCGAAGTCGAGCGGATCTACGCCGCCGCCCACGTAGACGGGCGTCACGGGGCCGATGTCGCAATGGCCGCGGTGAAGCTGACCAAGCGCCAACTCCTCGTCGTCGAGCCAGTGAACCTTGGGCGGCTGGCCGTTGCAGGTCAGCGCGACCGTGGTGGTGGTCTCGGTGCCGTCGCCCGTGTGCGCGCCCGACCAGGTGCCGACGATAAGCTCGACGGTGTACGGGCGCAGGCCGAGGCGGCCCGGAAGGGAACGGATGCGGTCTAGCGGCTTGCGCAGACGCGAGGCGAACGTAGAGGCCATCAGTAGACCTCCAGCGTGCTGCCTCCGCCGCGGCTGCCCGTGAGACCGCGGATGCCGAGCACGCGCGACAACTCGCCGCGCCAATGCTCGCGCTGCCGGGCGAGGTCCGAGAATACCGTAGAGCCGCCCGACGCGGTGTTGCCGAAAAACTCAACCTCGTCGGCCTTCTTGATGCCAGCGCCGTCCATGGCCTCTTCCTGCCGCTGCTCGATGAGCCGGAGCTTTCGGAGGATGTCGCGGACGATGCTCTCGCCGCCTTCGACCGTAACCGGATACGTCCCGGTGTGGGCCTTGGAGAGCGGAAGCGTGACAGCGTTACCGGAGACGGACGCGACGGTGCCGCGCTCTTGCGCGTCGTCAACGTCCACGACCAGCGTGCACGAGGCAGACACGCCAGTCGCGTCGGCGAGGTTGATGGTGCGGAGCGTGGCCGCCGACGTGGCCGCGCCCGAGGTTGACGACGTGGTGACGGCGCCAGCGGACAGATAGGGCTGGATGACTCGGTCGAAGATCGCAGCGATGCCGATGTACGGCTCTGCCCCCGTCTCAAGAACGGGGAACCCGAGTTCAAACCGGATACGCTGCAATTCCGAGGCGAGAAGACTCATGCCAGCCCTATCTCTGTGGGAGCGACTACAGCGTCTCCAGCCCGGTCAGCGTGCGGTAGCAGTAGCCGACGGAGTAGAGGTCCGTTGCGGCGCCGGTCTGGACGGCGTTGCGGAACGCGCAGCGGGCGAACTTCCACCCGTACACCGCGGCCGGAGCCGAGATGCACGCCGACACCGCCGTGTCAGCGCCGGCCGTGCCGGTCGCGAACACGACGTTTGCTGCGTTGTTGGACGGCGCAGCATCGACGTACGTGCTGTCGTCGTTGCTGACCTGCCAGACGGGCGTAACGGTGATGCCGTTGGTCTCAGCGAGCACGCCGATGAGCGCCGACAGGTGCGAGATCTTCTGCGTGTTGGTGCCAATGGCGACGGCGCCACCGGTGGCGAACGTGCCGCCCTCGGTGGTGCCGGCAACGTTGGTGTTGAGGTTGCCGGAGAGCACGTTGGCGTTGTTGACCATAGTCATGTGGCGGCTCCTTAGACGTACTTCTCGGCGCCCGTGAGCTGCCGGAAGTTGTAGCCAATGGCCCACGTGTCCGTGGCGTCGCCAGAAACGCCGCCGCCCATCACGATGGCGAGGCGAGCGAAGGGCCAGCCGTAGGCGCCAGCTGGCGCCGCGATGCAGGCCGAGACAGCGGTCGTCAACGCGACGTTGGCCGCGTTGTTGCTCGGCGGCGCGTCGTAGAAGGTCGAGTTGTCCCTCGAAACCTGCCACTTCGGCGTTGCAGTGAGCGAACCGGTGTTGAGCGTCACGGCAACCAGCGCACTGAGTCCGTCAATGCGCTGCGCCGCCGAGCCGATGGGCACCGTGCTGCCGGTCTTGGTAGACGCGGCAGCAACGGCAAAGTCGCCCGTCGAGCTGATCTTGTTGTTGAGGACCGACATGCGTTAGTCCCTCTTACGCGCTCGACTTCATCGAGATGACCATGGTGTTGTTCGCCAGTTCGAACGCCATGTCGGCAAGCCAGATGACCTTCTGGGTCTCGCCGTAGTTGTCGTCGCTCGCGAACTGCGTGCGCGGCGGGCGGCCCATGCCGACCATGAACGCCCCGGGGGCGATGTAGTGGCCGCGGTGGATCGCAACGCTGGACGTGTTCGCGGTCGTCGCCAAGGTCGTATCCTTGAAGACGTGCGTCTTGCTGACCGACTTCACGTAGCCCGGGAACAGGTTGCTGTATCCGGGGTGAACGAACGCCGACCGACCGTAGAGCGGATCCACGCCAAGCTGACGGACCTGCGTCGGGGTCATGACCGCGAGGCGGAAGCCGTCGGGCAGCGTGGGCAGGTTCGCCTCGTCGGCGGCAGCCTCGGTGCGCAGCAGCTGGTCGAACGTGAACGGGAACATCCCAGAGTACGTCGCGTCGTTCACCGCCGTCATGCCGTCGGGGTACTTCGTCGTGCTGGCCGTGTCGGCGAGAACTACGGCGACCGAGTCGAGGAAGCGGTGGAAGTCGCGGGACAGGTGCGTGCCGACGAGCTGCGCCAGGTTGTGGACGCCCATGCCCGAATCGAACGCCTCGATGCTGTAGGGTGCCACCGCCGAAGCGTCGGTGCTGTAGGGGCCGCCCCACAGCTCCAGCGTCATGTTGGTCTGCTGGCTCTGCGGCTGGATCGGGGTCGTCGAGATCGAGGAGCCGCGCACGATCTTGCGCGACGCCTTCGTGTACGTCGTGTTCGTGAATACCGGCCGGTTGATGCGGACGGTCGATCCGGGCTTGCCCTTGAAGTCGATCGCGGCGGCGACCAACTCCGACGGGAGCGCCCTGGCTAGCACAAGCTCGTCACGGTCGGCCGAGGAGTATGGTGCCCCTTGCCCGCCAACGGGACGCTGCGGGTTGCCGATGACGGACGGCACTGGCAGCGACGCGCCGAGGGCGCCGATGAGCAACTGCGCGTAGAGGTACTGTGGCTCCGGCTGCGCCAGGAGCTTGGAGTCGGTGAAATCGTAGAACTCAGCGGGGACGTTGTAACGAGCAACCATGTGTTGTCATTCCTTCGCAAATGCCTATGGGGCTGCGATGTCCCCGCGGCGGGAGTTGTGTCACGCAGGCTTGAAAATCTCGTTCATGTGTGCCGTCATGTATTGGGCGGCCGCGAACGGGTTTACGGCTTTGAGCGCTTCGTATTGCGCCTTGTGATTGGGCTCGGAGACGGTGGCGGGCGTAGGGGCTCCGACGGTCGGAACCGTTGTAGCCAACGTGGCCGGCGGCGCAGCGACTGGCGGAGTGGGGTCCGCCCTGTTCCACGTCGGCTGAAGCGCAGTAATGGCCTTCAACTGCGCGGCCGGGTCATCGCCCGCGATGGCCTTGACCGCTGTCTGCTGTTCGGCGGTGAGGCCGAGCATCTGTCGCCCGGCCCACTCGCCGACGACGCCGAGGAGGGAGGCTGCCCGCTGCGCCTCGGCGTCGAGTTTGGCCTGCGTTTCGGCCGCCTTCTGCTCGGCGGTCTTCTGGGCGTTGCGCTTGGCGTCGAGTTCCGCCTTGGCGGCCTTAGCCTCGTCCACGTTCTCGAACCCCGCGGCTTTCAGGGCTGCGCGGCGTTCGCGGTCCAGGCGCTCAGGGAGCCACTTGGGCTCGCCCTCTGGCTGGACTGCCGGCGGCGCCGGAGCGACCGGGGCGGCGGGCGTTGCGGGGACAGACGTATCGGCTGCGACTTGGGTGTCACTCATGGTTCCTCTTTCGCCCGTTGACCGTCGGCGTCACGTGTGAGGATTCTGCTAACGCTAAACGCTTGCTGCTGTGGCTATTACGCCTCGGAGACGACGACGACGAGTTCGTGGCCGGTGCTGGCGGTCGAGTTGACCTCGTTGGAGATCGTGGAGTCGCACAGCTCGCCCGTGAGCGAGTCGGTGCTGATGGCGAGGGCGGCGACGGACGCGCCGTTCATGTAGACGGCGCCGCCGGTCGTGTTGTAGCCGGGTCCCATGGCCGTCGCGGCGTACAGGGTCGAGGTCTTGCCCGACTTGGTGGCGGCGTCGATCGTGGCGCCGACGAGCGGGATTTCGAGGGTGTCCGAGGACGCGGCGTAGGCGCCAAGGTCGCAGGTCACCTTGTAGGTCTTTAGGGCACCGAGGCCGCGGGTGGCGGCACCGATGAGCGAAACGCCAGTGATGGTTCCAGAGATTGCGGTCATTGGTTCTTGTTCTCCGTATCGGGCCGGCGTTTGGCGCCCGCCTTGGGTCTGTGGGTGGCGGCGACGATGCGCTGTAGCTCGTCGCGTTTCTTCTTTGCGCGCTCACCCGCTCGCACGATGACGCTCAGTTCGCGGATACTCGCCTTGATGTCTCTAAGGACATCGCGCGTTGTAGATTCAACGTAGCGCTTCGGCTTAGCGGCCGGCTTCGGCGAGCCTGGCCGGATCGGAATGACCTGCGCGGGCGGCGGCTCGGAGCCTTCGAAGTCGGCGCGCTCGGCGGCCAGGTCGGCCTCTTGCTTGTCGGCGAAAGCCACGCTGGTGGCCTCCGCGGCAACGTCGGCAGACATATTGGACGCCACGCCGTCGTAGTCATCTGGCACCTCTACGGCGCCAATGCCTGGCCTGAATACCACTCTGCCCATGTTGTCCCCTATCCGTGTTGGCGTTTACCGACCGCGGCGCGAACGCCGGAACGGCTCGACGGGCGACGGGGCCGGAGCCTCCGGCTCGATCGGCTCGATGACCGGCGGCTCGTCCTTGGCGCCCTGATACCAGGACGCCTCGCCGCACGACGGGCACACGGCCACGTCGTCGGCGGCGGTTCGGCTACAGACTGCGCAGAGCTTCATTGGAGGACCAGGCTTTCGGCTTCGGTGAGGTCGTCGGCGGTGGCGGCACCCGTGAGGGTCGTCCTGCCGTCGCGCACGGTCGCCATCGTGATGCCATGACGCTTCAACTGCTCGTCAATGCTGATGCCGGCGTGCCTCGCCTTGGCGGCAATCGCTCGCCGCTCGTGTCGGTTCATGCGTCGCATTACTTGGACCTAAGCGGCTCAAGCCATGATGCGTCTTCGGGGATGTGGTCCGCGCACGTGCGCCACGGAACCTCGTACCCAACGCGTTCGGTCTCAAGGCTGCCCCAGAACTCGGCCTTGGATTCGCACTCGTCGCACGGCCCCGGGTCAGGTTCGCTCCTGGCCTCGTATGCGCTGACAGTTGCCATCTTGTCCCCTACTCCAGCACTAGGTGATACGTGCACCGGCAGCCCGGGTGTGTTGCCCCAGGCCTATCGCCGCCCCACTTGTCTTCGGGCTTGCCGTCGAGCCAGTTGCATTGTTCGCATGCGTCCAGGAGCGCGTCCCAGTAGGCAACCAACTTGAGGCCCGTCCGCCGCTCCACCTCGGCCCGGTCCACCGACTCGGACACGGTCTCAAACCGGCCGGCGTTGAACTCGCGGGCGTTCTCGGTGACGGCTATCCTGTCTAGGCGCCACCGGTTCGCCTTGATGGCGTCGGCCAGGCTCGCCTCGGTCTCTGCCTCGGCTTGCCTCACCGCGGCCTCGTAGCGCCACGCAGGGCCCATTGCGGCGTCGGCCAGGCCCGTTGGGCCCATTACCTGCACCGGATCGATTGTGAGGCCAGCCAGGCGGCCTAGCGCGGCAAGGTCTCGCCTAGCGGCAACGGCGCCGGCCTTCCACGAGCGGTAAGCGCCGTTCGCGATGGCTTGGCGCAGCGTCAGCCTAAGCGCCGCCGTCCTGAGCGACCGGTGCGCTTGGCTTCCCACCAGCGCCACGCCGAGGAGGACGGCCGCCTCTAACTCGCGGCGTCTTTGGCGTTCCTGCCGGAGCATCTCCGCCTGCGCCGCCCTTGTTTCCGGTATCGCCATCGTCCGCTAGGCTCCCGAGCGCGTGCGCCGTCTCAAGCTGGTGCTGCATGGCCTCGTCGGACTCTTCCTTGAGGTCTTCAAGCGCCTGCTCTACGGACTCGATCGCGAAAATGTTGTGGCGCTTGAACTTCTCCAGCACCATGCGCTGGGTCACGATCTTCGGGTTGGCGCTGGACGCGGCAACGACGCCGGTGATGATCTGGTTCTCTTCCTCGGGGTCGGGCTTCGCGTAACTGCCCCACACGAGCGTCAGGTCGGGGTCGTCCTGTGCGGCCAGGAACTTCGCCAGCACGGCCTTAGCCTTGTCGTAGCCCTTGATGCGCAGCCTGAGGCCGGAGTCGCCGACCTTGGCCACAATCCGCAGCATCATCAGCATGGCCGGCACGAGCAGGCCGTCGGCGATGTCGTCTCGGATCTGGTCGCAGCGGTTCAACTGCCGCTCGCGGAAGGCTTCCATCGCCTTCCCCGACATGGTGGCCTTGGTCTTGATGTTGTTCGGATCCATCAAGACGTGGGCGAAGTTCTGCGCGAGCTTCGTCACGAGGTCTTCGACGTGCTCGCTGATGGCCTTGAGGGCGTCGGACGGGAGGACGTGAAGCTCGGCCTTGGCGGCCGGGTTCGCAATCTTCCACACGATGTCCACGCCGCGCTTCTGGGCGGGCGCCGGGCCACCGTAGGACGACGTGACCGGGTTCTGGCCGTTGATGGGGCCGCCGTTGGCCGTGGCCGGGTACGCCGTGCGCGCTTCCTCGGTCAGGTTGGCGTCGGGGTCGATGCCCGTAATCACCCACTGCGGGTCGCTCGCCTTGATGGCGGCGCGGTGCCGGAGCGACAGCGCCATATCGACGCCGTGGATCTGCTGTAGCGCAAGCTCGTGGATGGCGCGGCCGTCAACGCTGCCAGACGTCTCGCAGCCGCGCATGAAGGCGTACCACTTGACCGGGCAGAAACCGAAGCCGTGGGTGACCGTCTGCTTGGGGTCCGCCTTCCACACGATGGCGTCCAGGCCAACGTTGCCAAGCGTGGCGTCGGCGGGCAGGTACGTCGTGTCCGTCTGGTCGTCGATGACCCGGCGGAAGACGCGGGCGCGGGCCTTCCACTTGCCCTGCGCGTCCTGGTAGCGGTCAACGTAGGGGTATTGGATGACCAGGCGCGTCACGTCGCCGGCCTCGTCGAACTCGGGCGAGCACCACTTGGCCTTCACCGTCTGCGCAACGAGCCGCCCGGCCTTGACGCCGAGCACGATGGCGGACGACCTAGACGCCTGCGCGTCGCGGAGGACGTCGCGGGCGGCGGCCTTGAAGCGCGACTGCTTGACGGCAACCTGGATGAACCGGTCGAGGACCTTGCTCTCGTCCTCGTCTAGCCCAAGCTCGTCGTCCTGCTCGGTGTCGTCCTCGCCGGGGTTCGTGGTGAACACCGGGAAGCGACCCTCGCCGAGCACAAGGTCAACGTTGGAGTCGATCGCGTCCTTGGCCAGCAGGTAGCGCACGCACGGGGCGCGCTCCATGATGGGCACGTCCTTGGCCGCAAACCAATCGGGCCAGCCGTCGTATTGGCGGCCCTCGACCCAGCGTTCCAGCGTGTCTAGCTCGATGTACCTGGGCGGCATGTGCGCCAGGCACACCTTCTGCGCCTCCGCCAGTCCCTCAAGTTGCTGTGTCTGTAGGGACATGGGTTAGGTCGCGATCCGGTATCCGAGCGGTGCTGCGCTTGCGTGGAGCGCCATGGCCAGGGCCCACGCGTTGTCGGCGTGGCCGGCGTCCGTGTGCGGCGCGTCGTACGAGATGTTGCCGGCCTTGGTCACGATGCGACGGAGGGACAGGAGGTCGGCGCGGAGGGCGTCGTCGTCGCGGTTGAACCGGATCGACTTCGCCGCGAGGGCCTGGTAGAGGCCTGTTGCCAGTTCTTCCTTGCTCTGCTGCGTGAAGGTCAGCGCCTCTACCCTGGACTCGCCGTAGATTTGCTGGAACTCGGCGGCCGGGAACGCGCCCATTCCGGTTGCGTCAACCACGAGCCGACGGCACCGGTACGGGTGCTCGAACGCCATCGCGACTAGCGACTTGAGGTCTTGCGGACTGGTGCGCTTGCGCCGCTCGTAGCGCTGGACCCATCGGATGCCGAGCGGGTCGCGGCGGACGATGTACAGGACGGTCAGGTCGGCCGTGCGGCCGATGTCCAGGCCGGCGAAGTTGTCGCCCTCGTAGCAGTAGGTATCGGGGACGCGGCAGGCGTCCACGAGGGCGGTGGGGATGTACTGTTGTTCCCCATCGAGGAACTCACAGCAGAAAAGCTGCGAGTAGATCCGATCGTCGCCCTTGGACAGCTTGCGGCAGTCATCAAGGTTGACGTTCATGCCCTCGGCTAGGGCGCGCTCAAGCGGGAACAGGTGCCGGTTCCACCCCTCATGCGCCTTCGGGTCGCTCCAAAGCTTGTGGAACGCGTTGCCGACGCCGTTGGGCGTAGACGCGACGCGCATCCGGAAGCCGTGGAGGGCCGAGCCGGCCGCCGCGTCCCAGATCGCATCCGGGTCTTCTACATACCCGAACTCATCGAGGAACGTGTTGCCGCTGAAACTCCGGCCGCCGCTTGAGGACGGCACGGCGAGGATGCGCCCTCCGCTGTGCGGGAATGTCAACTCGTTGCCGCGCCGCTTAGCCTTGGCCCACCGAGAGCCGAGCCGACACAGCGCGACCGCGTGGGCCTGCGCCTTGTCCAGCACCTCTACGGCCTCGCGTTCACCGACGCTGACGATCGTGGTCGTCTCGCCAAGGAACGCGGCCCACAGCACTGTCGCTGCCGCCGTTGTGTGCGACTGGCCAATCTGCCGGCTCTTGAGGGCGACGGAGAACCGGCTGAAGTCAAGCAGCCACTCGACCTGGAACGGGAAGAACGTCGTCAGCCACGCCGACAGCGCGGCGAACTCACGCGGCGGCAGGGCCCCCTTCAGGGCCGCCAGCGTCTTGGCTTGCAGGCTTGGCGGATTCGGCGAGGGCCACGTCTCCCACCTTGATGCTTCGGAAGAGGTCATTGACAATCTCGCGCGCCTTCTGCGGCGAGGCGTCTCCGATGTCGCCCGAGTGCTCCACGCGCTCCGGGGCGTCGAGCCCGAGCAACTTGGCCCGGCGCTCTTGAATCTTGATCACGCGGTCGATCGTCTTGAGTTGGATCTCCCGGTCGTCACAGACGCGCGCTTGCTGCCACAGGGCCTCAAGCATCGCGTCCAGCCGCTTGACCTCTTGGCCGCGCACCCGTTCGGCGGGCTCGCGCACGAGGTCTTCCAGCGCCCTACCGATGGCCTCGTAGACCGTCGGCTTCGACAGCCCGAGCTCGTCCGCGATCGACTGGTAGGACCGCCCCGCGTCGCGCATGTCTAGCGCCTTGGCTAGCCACTGAGCGTGGGTGACGGTTCCTGGATTCGTGGGCGCGGGCATGGTTGCCCCGTAGGCGGTAACCTTAGTGCACACCCGTCCAACACTGGACGGTGAACACCTGGTTGGCGCTGACGTTCGTGTTCTGCGATGCGAGCATGACCGTGCGCAACTGGTCGCCGACCGGACCGCCGACAACGGTGTTGGCGTCGATCGTGATGGCACCAGACGTCGTGGACACGCACTTGATGTCGCCGCTGAGGACGGGCGTCACGAAGAAGCTGGACACGGCGCCGCTGACCCCGACCTGCGGGAACCGGCACCACTCGCACCAAGTCGAGCCGCCGTCGAAGGACCGCTGAAGGGCGACGTCGAGCGTGCCGGCGTTGTTCGGGCTGCCGAGGTCGGCGCGCACGGTCACGAGGTCGAAGCGCCCGAGGCCCCGGGCGATGACGTCGCACTTGTACCCGCTCGTCGCGGGACTGGCGACCGTGATGGCCGGGGCGATGTGGTCTTGGGATGCCATTGGAGCCCTCCGACCGGTGCGACCGGCCGCTATCGGCTACTGCCGAGGGCAATCGCCGTCGCTAGGACATCGCGCCCCGTGCGGTCGGCGTTCTAGGGTTCGGCCACCTTGCGGCGACTCGGGCTCTAGCGGCCCGTGGCCCCGATGTCGCTCGGGTGGCTGGCGCGCTCGCCTATGGCGGGGCGGAGCGAAGTAGTGCCGGCTTTACGGGGTCTCCGGCTCCCGGCCCGGGTTGACCGGGACTTGATGGCCGGGTGCATCCTTGACGCGCGTCGCTACCGGCCTAGGCACTGTTGCTGTCGGCGCCGTCGCGCTCGTCGCTCCCCTCGGGCGCTTGCCCGTGTGCTTGGGGACAGAGCTTGCTCAGCCGCTACGCTGGCAGCGGTCCGCGAGCCGAAGCTGGCGGGGTGGTTCCGGTCCGGATTGCTGAGGCGACCGGTGTCCTCGGTCCCCGGTTGGCCGTTGTCAGGCTCGGGGAAGTCTAGGGGGTGGGCGACCCGTCTTACTGCGCGGCACCACCGCCTTGCCCGCTGTCAGGCTTGGGGCCTTGCCGCGCGCGGGTGCGCGACCCTCTGCCAACTAGCTGCGAGGGGTGCGTGTAATGCGTGTCATGGTGGGCTATCGCGTGTCAAGCCACGCCAGCATGGCCTCCCACTGTTCGGGGAACTGCTCGCGCAGCTTGGCCGGCGTGGTGACCACGTACTTGCCGCGCTTGATGGCGATACCCTCAGCCCGCCACAGTCGCGACAGGCGTTCCGACCGCCACCCGAGGCGCTTGGCGAACTCGTGAGCGTAGATGTAGACGGGCAGGTTGTCCCAGTCGATCAAGACGCCTTCTCCAGGAGCACGTACCCAACGTCGCACTCAGTGACGGTGCCGTCGATAACGCGCAGACCGGTAACGGAGTCGCCGCCCTCCCAGATGATGACCAGATTGGCCTTGCCCGTAGTCGCCGGCAACACCTCGTCGGTGAACGTGTCGTAGGTGCTACCGGACCCCTCCCCGTACCACCACAGGTCCTTGAGCGTCACGTTCCCGTCTGCGTCTGGCTCGGCGTCGGCGTACTCGTCGAGTAGGTTGCCCTCGGGCCGATCGACATCTTCGTCCAGGAGCGTGTCCAGCGTCGCCTTGTCGATCTTCAGTGGACCGCCAGCGATGACCTTGATGTTGTCGATGTTGTAGCTCATTCCTCACCCCACGTCGTCTCGGCCCACGCATTCCCCGCCCTGTCCAGTAGCGCCTCTGCCTCCGTAGCCATACGTGACAGCTCGTGCTTGAGCTTCTCGGTCGGCGCCCGCGTCTGGATGGCCGCCACGTTGGCCAGCCGCTCGCTCGGCATCAGGTCCAAGTGCGCCCCGTTGATGGCCTCGCGCGCCATCTCGCGCCGCAGGATGGCCGTACCCGTCCGCGTGTAGGGGTAGAGGCTGACGATGCGGCCTAGCCCGTCCTGGCGCCCCCAACGTGCCCCGTCGTCGCCGTAGTAGACTTCGATGACCCGGGCCGCTGTGCCGTCCGCGCGCTCCACCTCAAGCAGCCGGCGGCTCACCCGCGCGAACCTGAACAGGGCCGTGTCGTCCACCTCGTAGCCAGCGCTGCGCACCTCAGGCGGGACGATGATGTACAGCCACCTGTCCGTCCCCGTCGGCACCGCGATCGGATGCCCCGCGCTGTCTCGGCTCGCCGCCTCGCACCGGGCCAGCGTCGCGCCGAAGCTTGACCGGTAGAACGCCGACACGCCAGACGACAGGAACCACTCAAGCTCGGTGGCGTCGCGCCCTCCGATTCTCATCGCGTCACCTTGAACCGTGACCACAGCGCCTCGCCGTGCGCCCGGATCCAATCCGTGTCCAGCCGCCCCCGCACAACCGGCGCCCCCGCCGCCTTCAGCACCCGCCGCACCGTGCCGCTGGACACGCCGCAGAGTTCGGCCAACTCGTCCACCGTCGCCACCGGGTCGCCAGGCGCCACGTGCGACGGCGGCGGCAAGTCCTCGCCGTTGACCGAGGCCAGCCATAGACGGCCCTTCATGCTGCCACCGCTTTGCCCACTGGCCGCCTTGCCGTTAACGTCATGGTTCTACCCTACAGCGTCCTTGCGCGCCCACGATGGTGCCGACGTCACCAGCGGCGTCGGCACCACCAAGGCGATAGCGTTGCCTACACGGCGCTCTTGTTCATCGCCTCTCGCAGGCGAGCCACAACGTTCTCCCTGGTCTGATGTTGCATCTTGCTCAGTCGCTCCCCGGCTAGACATGCTTCGATTCCGCGAATCGTCTTGGTCGCCAACGAGATTCGCACTTCGGAGCCTCCTCCGGTGCGCATCATCACCACGTCTCGCAACACCGCCTCTGTCTGGTCCAGCCCGATACCGGCGGCAATCTTCTCTGCCAGGGCGTCCACGGCGTCGCTGTTCACGCACCTTGACCAGATGAACGCCGCGCGCTGCGGGGTGCTAAACGAGTGCGGTCGCAAGTGCCCGCAGATGGCGTCGTAGTCATGCTTGTACCTAACCGCAAGCCTAGCAACAACGGTGTCACACCCGGGCGTTCCGCGCGCCTCGCCAAACTCAATCATCCTGATCACGTGGGCCACGGCGATCCGATCCTTGCCGTTGTCGGGCAGTTCCCCGGCGAGTTCCTCCATGTCACCAAGGTTTCGCTTGGCGCCACGGTCAATCGCCATCCACGCGGCCTTTGCCTCTTGATAGCTGTCGTACTGCGCCACCCATAGCCACGTCGGCAGTCCAGCCGCTACGATCGCCGCGAGGCGGTGCTGACCGTCCATCACTTCTCCGTCGGGGAAGAATGCGATGGGTTGGTGGGTTTCGACGAATGACCCGCCGCGAATCTCTCCGGCGAGTCTGCCGACCCACTGCTTGCGCTCGCTCCTGTTCTTGTTGTTATTCCTTTCCAGGATCTCGGACGCTCTCTCGGGGGTGAACAGTTGCCTTGAGAAACTGATAGCCATGTCTTCCTCCTCCTACGATCCACGTACCAACTTCCCGAACGCGCTACGCGCAGCATCACTCAGCCCGCGTAGTCGAATCTCCCTCGCCTGCACCTCTGCCATGTCCCACGCTTGGTCCTCTGTTAGCCACGGGTAGCGCTTCATCCACCACCGTTTCAGGATCACCGCGTGCACCCACACCATCTCAGCGAACGGGCCGGGGCGCTTCATGCCGCGTCCTTCGGATCAGGGTCGCCAAGCGACTGCACAGCGACAGCGTCCAGAAGCTTGTCAATGTCGCGTTTGAACTGCCGCCGGATTTCCTCCGACAGCGCCACGACGTCCGGGTCCTCCGCGTCGGCAATCGTCCTCGTCTTGAAGTCCGCCCACGGTTCGGACGGCTCGTCCTTGGCCGCTTCGATGGCGGCAGCATCGGCCTCGTCCTCGCCCTTCTTGCCGAAGATGCGGTCGTAGTTCTCCAGGAACTCGGGGCTGTTCACTCGGCTTCGGATGCGCGCAAAGGGATGGGTCATGTTGGCCTCAATTCGGCAACTTCGTCGGGTCCGGCGGCGGCTCCTTGCTGTCATCGCCGTCGTCCGACAGGAGCGCTTCGATACCGTCCACGCGGTCGCTGACGTGCTGCGCCAGTGACTCCACCGCCGCCAGTTCCGACCGGCGCGCGTCGCTGCCGCCCTCAAGCATCGCCAGGCGCGTCTCGTGGTTGATGACCGCGTTCACGATGAACTGCTCCACCGACAACCGGAGCCAGTTGCGGAAGTGGAGACGAACTCGCTCCGACAGGTATCGTCGCAGGGTCAGCATGGCTTTGACTCTACCGCCGCCTTGCGCGCCCTATACGCTGCCCCCAACTCCAACAGGACGTCGGCCCACTTGTGCGCGTTGGCCTCGATCGTCCACGACTGCCACACCGCCTCGTACCCGGCCGCGCCAAGCCGTCGCCGCTCCGTCTCCGACGACACCAGCAGGTCGATGGCGTCGAACCAGTCCTTTTCGTCATTGTTGCGGATAAGCATCGCGTGGTCGGCGTGCGGCCGGTACGGCTCGATGTCCGTCGCGATGACCGGCACGCCGGCTGCGGCGTGGGCCAGGATGCCGACGTCCGACTTCGCGCGGTTGAAGTCATTGAACACGAGCGGCACAAGCCCCACGTCCAGCGACGGCCAGAGTTTGCTCATCAGGTGCGTCTGTTTCTCAAACGCGACGTTGATGGTCCGGTCCTGCGGCAACGCGGCAAGCGGGTTCACGTCCTCCCACGACCCGTCTGCCGCCCGGTGCAAGTCCTGCCCGAACGCGCCGAGCCGCACGAACCACATGTTCGGGTGCTTCTCCATCGCCTTGGCCAGCGGCGCCTCTAGGACGTGGATGTCCTCCCAGTGCGTCGGCGACCCGGCCCACCCGACGTTGACCGTCTCGCGCGACGTGCCCCACGGCGACGGGTCCGGTAGCGTCCAGTCGTCCGGGCGGAAGCTATTGGGCAGCACAACGGTCCGCTTGGCCAGGCCCGAGTAGAGGCCGGCGAGGTACGGCGTCGAGAATGAGCAGACGTCGGCGAGGCCCGTGAAGGCGTTGCAGCCCTCGTTGAACTTGAGCCGCTCGAGCGACTCCGACGCCGGGTTGTACGACGGCACGCCGTCGAGCCAGTCGTCGTTGTCGTAGATGATCGGCCGCCCCGTCGCCTTGTACGCCTCGGCGATCTTGAGCGACCAGGTGTTGGTGCAGCGCTGGAAAAAGAGCACCTCGGGCCAGCCGATAAGCTGCCCCTCGTTGGACGTATAGGCGTTCATCGACACGCGGATGTCGAAGCGCGGGTCTTTCGCCAGTTCCATGCACCACGGCCAGACGCGCCACGGCGACACGCCCGGTTCGCCGATGAAGACCCAGACCCGGAGAGCGTCGGCGTTGCGCTTGACGCCAAGCTCAGCGAGGTACGTCTCCCACGTGTCGCAGTAGTCCATCGGACGACCCTTGTCGTCCACCGGCATGCCGCTCACGGTCTGCTTGCCACGGATGCCATAGACGGCATCCAGGAACGTACGGTCGTTCATGCCTCCACCTTCGCACGGGTTTGCGCGGGGCCGGTCTTGTGCGCCGCGAACAACACCCCGTTCCCGACCTTCCCCCCCATCTCCGGGTCGTCTCGGAACAGGAACACGAGCGGCTCCCACTGGACGCCGCTTGTCTGCATGAACCACGTCATCAGGACCCACAGCGACGACGGCGTGAAGACAGACCAGTGGTGGTCCGACTCGCCTTCTTCGGGCGTGGCCGGCGTCGTGTGCCGCGTGATGGCGTCCTGGATCGTTGTGACCGGACGGCCCTTGTCGATCTCGTTGTAGTCGCGGCCGGGGACGATGAAGAAGACGATCCCGCCGACGGCGAGCACGCGGTCCCATTCGAGCAGCGTCGCCACGAGGTCGCGGCAATGTTCCAGGACGTGGCTGGACACCACGTAGCCCTGCGAACCGTCGGGGAATGGCAGGGCGCCCGCGTCCGCCACGACATCGACCGGCGCGACACGGCCGCACAGTTTGCGTTGCTCCGAGGCGTACTGCTCTGGCGGTGGGTTGCAGCGGTCAACGAAGATGCACTCGCCCTTCAGGTTGAAGGCGTTGTGAGCGGCAGCACCAAGCTCGATGCCTTTGCGCCCGTCGAGCAGATGGTGAGCCAGCGACGAGTCGGGGAAGAACCACGGGAAGGGGATGTTGGGGGTTGTCACATTGCCTCGCCTTCTGCCATCAGTTGGAACAGCCGCTCTTGATCCACGCCGCCCACGTACACCGTGTCGTTGTCGCGCCGCGCCTGGCACCACGCAGCGAAGTCGGGGAAGCGCGAGTGCCGGAACGAAGCGAAGGGCCCAAGTCGCTCCCACCTAAAGTCCGGCTGTCCAGGTTCACCGCTCCTGTTGTGTTCGCAGTATTGGCAACCGTCTAGGTGCTCGTCCCAGTCTCGGTCACAACTCGCCACCCAGTCATTCCACACCTTCGTTCCGGGCAGCGGCGCGAGGACGTTGACCACGCCGTCGGCCAACTTGCCAGCCGCCATGTTGCGGTTGCGGAACTCGTAGGTGGCACGCACGTCGTCCTCGGTTTCGCCCGGCCAGCCGACGATCAGGCTGCATGCGCACGGAATGTGTGCCTCGGCCAGCACCTCAAGAGCCACCTGGTTGTCCGCCACCGTCGCGCGCTTGTTCGCCGCCTCCAGGATCCGATCGCTCCCCGACTCGGCGCCGAACGCCACGCACTGGACGCGCAGCCGCTTTAGCAGCCCGCACAGCTCCGCATCGACGAGGTTTGCCCGGACCGCCAGCGTGTACGCGAACCGCTGCGCCAGGCCGCGCGCGTCGAGGAGATCGACGATGCGGGCGAAGCGCTTGCGGTCCGCGATGGCGAGGTCATCTTGGATCGACAGCACCGTCGTGTTGGGCTGGGTTGATGCGATGTGGGCGACATGGGCGGCCACGTACTCTGGGGAATGCCAGCGGACCCCTTTCCAGAAAGCTGACGACGAGCAGAACGTACAAGCGTACGGACAGCCGCGCGAGGTCTGAAGGGTCACCGGCTCGTTCGGATCGCGCCACGGGAACGGGAGGGAGTCTAGGTCGAGCGGCCCAGCCGCTCTGTACATGCACCCCCTTCTCGGCTTGTGCTTTTCGATCAGAACGTGGAGCATGTCGGACAGAGCCGCTTCTCCCTCGCCGGCCACGCCCCAATCCATCTCCGGCGCCAGCGTCTCCGGCAGCGCGGTGATGTGGTGCCCCCCGATGACCGTCACAATGCTCGGCTTGTACGCCTTCGCCTTACGCGCAATCTCGCACGCCCGGCCGTAGTTCTCCGACGTCGCCGAGATGGCCAGGACGTCGGTCGTCTCGATCGATACGCCAGGCTCGTAGCGGTCCATCGTGACGCCCGACACTTCGCGCTCCACGTATGCCTTGAGGGCACCATGCGCCGCGCTTGGCATCCACTGGACATCCCACGGCGCGGTCGGCTGGATGAATGTGACTCTCATGCTTGGATGTCCCGTTGCGACAGCGCCAGAAGATCCGCCGCAAGTTTGGTCAGCACCTCAGCCGCCGTTGCGGCCGACCTGGCAGCACCAATAAGATGGTCACGCTCCGGCGCAGCGTCCCACACGTCGTTCGTGGCCCCGTAGATCGCGTCCGATTGCTGCGCGGCCTTCGCTGCCGCCTCAAGAAGCGCGGCGACCACCGGAACCAGTCTGTACAGTCGCACCGTTATCATGTGACCTCCAGCAACCCCGTCGCCTCTTCTTCCGTCTCGGTCGGCGCGTCGTCTCCTATCCCGTACCGTAGCGCCAGTTTGCGCAGGGCCTCGGCGCTGAAGCCGTGCGGGTTGTCGGCCAGCCATTGCGCGTATGCCTGCGGCGACTTGCCAGCCTTCGGGTTGTTCGCGTAGTAGTCCGCCCACGCCCGGCACTTCTTCGTCATCTGCTCCGACGACCGGACCGGGAAGTGTGCGAGCGGCACGTCGGTCCGGTGCAGCTTCACCAGCTCCTTGTCGGCCCTGTACCGGATCTGATGCGCCCCCACGAGCGGCACGATCTCAACGTGCGGCGCCAGGTCGGCCGGCACCGCGCACTTGACGTATTCGCGCCCCTCCGGCTTGCGGCGGTAGAACTGGCCATCGATCGGCACGTACGTCTGCCACGCGAACGACGCGCAATGGTCGGGTGGGACGGCCGCGAGATGTGCCCACAGTTGCGAGCGCGAGCAATCAAGGAACTCGTCGGCGTCCAGGAACACGTACCAGTCGGCCCCGTTCTCGTGCATCGCCGCCGTCATGGCCGCCGAGTGCAGCGCGGACGACTCCTTTCGATACAGCCGCAGCGGCGCCCCGTAGTCGCGCATCATGCCGAGGAGCGGGACGGTCCGGTCCGTCGAGCCGTCGTCGATGACGATTAGTCCGTCGAGCAGGCTCTCGTGGTGATCGACCCACTCGCAGATTAGGTCGTCTTCGTCGCGCACCACGGCGATGCCAAGGATGTTCATCGACCCTTCTCCAGCCGCTCCGCCATGAGCGTCAGCGACAGCGCCGCCCCGATTGCCAGCGACGGGTCGCCAAGCGCGCCATTCGCGGCCTCTTTCCACTCGGCCGCTCCGGCGCGAATCTCGTCGATAACCCACTTCGGGACCGGCTCCCTCCGCTCCGCCTTTGCGCTATCGTCCACCTGACCCCCACACGCCGCACCAGACGACCGTGACGGCCACGGCCAGCCACCACGCTACCGACAACGCCCAGCCCCTCACGCGTACCCGCCGCGCGAATGCTTGCAGCCCGACGCCGCCCAGAAGACGAGGCAGGCGGAGAAGATGACCACCGCGAGGCCGACTAGCGCGATGTCCTTTGCCAACTGCTTGACCATGCCGCTACTGTGGCACGGCTTTGCGCAGACTCACCGGTCCACCCACGGCGGCCTCGGCTTGTTGCTCCACTTGGGGCCGGTCCAGTAGTCCAGCCGCCGCCCGCACACCTCGCACCGCAGCTCGCGCCATTCTGACAGGTACGACTCCGGCCGCTTGTGGCACACCGGCTTGTGCTCTACGCCCACCTTGCCGCGACACCACCGCTTGCAGTCCTTGCGGCCGGCTACGGGGCGGGGCGTGTCGTCAACGGCGGTGTGCCGCTCGTCGCGTCGTTCGGCGGCACCGCGCTTCCAGTCGCTCATGCCCCCGCCGCCTCCCGCACCCACTTGATCGCGTCCTCCACGCTCGTGACCACGAAGTACCACCCGCCGGCCGCTCGCCACCGGTCGCACCACGCCTGTTGGTTCTTCGCCCACACCCCTCCGGGCCGCTTGACCTCTAGCGCCAACGGCCTGCCCCGGCACACGCCTAGCAGGTCCGCCGTCCCGGGTTCGGCCCCGCGCGAACGTTGCCGGTAGCCGCCGGCCTGGACCCGGACGACCATGGTCTGCGGCAGCCGGTTGACGGCCTCGCGGATCGCGCGGGAGATGTCGGTTTCGGTCATCGGTACGCCTCGGTCCGGCACTGGAAGCACTTGAACGTGCCGTCCGGTTGGTTCGGCTCGGCGTATTCATTGAACTCGCCGCAGCGGGTACACGCCGCGCCGTTCTTTGGCTTCGGCCTAAGCGTGTCGGCCAACACCGGCGCAACTCCAGGCGCCACCTCGGTCAGTGCCGCTCCGTCCTGCGTCAGTTGGTACGGACCTGTTGGCGGGCCCCATGTCCAAGCAAACGCATCCAGTCTGGGCGACTCGGTGGTCACCGACTTGACGTTGATGGCGAACGTTCGGCGTGGCGGATCCTTCGGCCTGACGGTGACCGTTCCGCCGGGCGTGGAGACCTCGATCCGCGCACTACCCCCGCCAGCGTCGAGCATGTACATAGCGCAGACCTTTCCGCACACCAGATTGCACTCGCTCACCATTCGGGTCCACGCGCCATCGTCCACCCAGATCTCGGCAAGCGTTCCGTTCCACTCAGCGAACCGGTTGGCGCACTCCTGGACGGCCTCAAGTAGACTGGTCACGACGCCTCCTCGCGGACCCGGGCCAGCTCGGCGGTGTGGGTGGCGGGGTCAGTCATCGTGGCCCCACAGGTAGAACTGGCGGAACGCCAACAGCCCGATCAGGGCCGCCGCCGTTCCACAGATCGCCGCCCGAGCGTCGGTCATGTGCGGCAGTTCACACGACCCGGCCACTACGCCCCACAGCGGGGCAATGAGCCACGTGTATCGGTTCATCTCACCAACTCCTCTGCAATCGCGGCGCACACGTCGCGGATCGCCTCGCGGTATGGTTCGGGCTTGTCCGCGCCCATCTGGAGCAGGCGCTTCATGAGCGAGCCGAGGGCCTTGGCTTTGCCGCTGTCGGCGAAGGCGGCGGCGGTGTTCGGCGGCAGGAAGATGGGTTGCGTTGACGGGACCGACTGCGGAGGCGACGCGTCGGGCCACCATCCAGGCGGATCCAGTGCCGCGTACATCGACACCTGCAACGGCTGCGGGTCCGGTCTCGGAAACTGCCCGCCGTAGCGCATCATCGCGTTGCTCATACCGCCACCCTACCCGACGTTTGCGCAGCCACCGCCGCGCGTAGTTCGATGAACCGCTCCAGGAACGCCGCCTCGGCCTGCTCGGGAGTGAGTGGGTGGATGTACTCGTAGTGCGGATAGCATGGCAGTCCCCACCGCTCCTTCGGGTCGCACACGCCCATCAGGTCCCGCGCCTCCGTGGCCAGCGCCAACAGGTCGGCGGTCTTCACCGACTCGTCCAGCGGCACGGAGAACCCGAACCGTTCGGCAATGGCGCCCATGACCCCGTGCTCGCACTGCCCGTAGTCGGCCATGAACGGGGCGCGCTTGAGCGGCGACGGCACGTCCGACACGTACGCCTCCGGCGAGTCGTGCATGAGGGCCGGGAAGGCGTGCTCTTTGGGGACCAGGCGCGACACCAGCACCGAATGCTGCGCCACGCTGTAGAACCGCCGACAATGGCCATTGAACCGACATTGCAGCGACAGCGCATGGGCGATGTCCAGGATGTCCACGTCCTCGGCGCGCGGGTTGGCCAGGTCGAAGCGGTGACAGGTGTATGTCTGGATCCAGGTCATCGTTTCACCTCCGGCCATTGCTGGACCCGCAACCCCTCGGGCCACTCGGACATGTCGCGGCCCTCGGCGTCTTCGGTCTTGAACTGAACCCACCCGCGACACATTGGTGGCATTCGCATCGGCCGACGGCCCAACTGTTTGACGAACACCGGAACGCTGGCGGCGCAGCACTCGGCCACCAAGCGCTCGGCGGCGTTCATGTCGAGCATGCGCGCCTTCGGTCCGCTCTCCCCGCCGATGATGACCCAATCGGGAAGCGTTGCGAACCCGCGGAACGAGATCGGGCCTAGCATCGGCTCGACGGACAGGAACCGAACGCGCGCATCGATCCGGCTCAACTCGTCCCATCGGTCCGCCGCGTGGCACTGGTCCTCGGCCGTAACGCCAAGCCACACGTTGGGCGGCAAGTGCTCCGGCGCCAGAATCTTGATGTCGTGATGGCGCTTGGTTAGTAGCAGCCAGTCCAGCCACGGCGTCTCGGCTATGAGTGGCCAGAGGCGGGCGCGGTAGGCGTCCAGGTCACGGCGGTCTTCGAACACGTCGGCCATCGACGCACAGAACACCTTAGCTCGCTTGCTGGCGGCCTCGGCGGCACGGTTCCACGCCAGCGGTTCGGCCCAGTGCTTCGGCCCGAACGACCGGCGCGGGTAATCGCTGCCCCACAGCTTCAAGCCGAGGCGCTTTGAGAACGTCTCCGCGTAGCAGTTGGCGCAGCCCGGAGATATGGCCTGACAACCCCACCACGGATTGAACGTGTGATCGGTCCAGGCAATCTTGCTGTCCTTGCTCACCGCCGCCCCCTGTGGCCCGTGGACGGCCCGCCGACGAGACGGTGCCCGGAAGGGGGTTCCGTCCCGTTTCGTTGGGTTCCTTCAGAGATCTGGACCGGCAAACGGCTATTCTGAGTCATCGTCGTCCCCCGTCTGGTAGGGCCGGAGCGGCCACAGCGGGCAGGTCGCCCGGCTAGTGCAGGTCCGGATCCGGTCCCGTGTGCCGGGGTCGGCGTCCGCTCCGACGCAATCCCAGCACTTGGCCACGATGGCCAGTGCCCGCGACTTCGGGTTGCGACGGGCCTTCTCGATGGGGTCCAGTCGCTCGACCGGCTTGGAGTGGTCCCGGGCAGCCCGGGCCGCCGCGAGCGCTGCCGTGTTGCCGGCGCTCATCGTCGCCCCCTGTGCACCGTTGCCACCGGCGGCGGCGCCCGGAGCGTGTCCGGCACCGCCAGCCGATACGGGATCGGCGCGTCGGCGTAGTCGCTTTCGGCTGCCGCGTACCCCTGCCCCCAAGCGATGTCCCGGTCGCCCCGGCCGTGGCGCCTGCCGAGTACGTATACGCCGATGAGGGCGGCGGCGGATAAGGCGAGGTAGAGGTAGGTCACGCAGCCTCCTTGCGGGTCAGGTGCTTCCACGTGTGCCCGTTCACGAGCGCAAACACGCAATACTTGCTGACGCAATACAGCTTCGCCAGCGCGCGAAGCGACACGCCTCCGGCGGCGTACCGAACCAGAATCTCGCGCGCGGTCGACTCGGTGAGGGAAGCGTTCCCGTTCTTCTCCCCTCGCGCGGTGGTCTCCGGGGTGGTGTGTCTGCCGTTCTTGGATCCGAATGCCTGACGTCGCTTGGCGTCTCTGTCTGCGAGATTGTCCGCGTTGGTCCCAAGGAATAAGTGGGCTGGGTTCACGCACAGGCGGTTGTCGCACGCGTGGCACACGCACATGCCGTCGGGGATGCGCCCGAACGCCAACTCGAACGACACACAGTGGGCGCCGCGCTTCTTTCCGCGCAAACGAAAGCGCCCGTACCCGTCGCGGTCTGGTTTGGCTGTCCACGTCCAGCATTCTTTCTCCGAACCAACGCGCACCTTCGACCAAAATCGGTCCATTACGCCGCCTCTTTTCTGCACAGGTAACCCTCGCCCGCCAGCTTCAATTGCACTCTTCCGAAGTGCGGGTCGCGCCTTTCCACCACGGGGCGAACCACAAAACCCTCGCGACAGTGCTTGGCCCCCGGCATCGTGGACGGCCCCTCGGCCAGCTTCATGAGGTCCAGCGACCAGGGCCCTCGGTAGAGCGTCGGCACGATCGGCAGGTCCCATTCGGTGCAGAGCTTGTGCAGTTCGTCAACCGACAGGTACGTCCGCGTCTTGGCGTCCATCGCGTCGAACACCACGAACCGCACGCCCTCCGACTCGGGCACGCCGTATTTGAGATCCTGGACCTTGCCGTACGTCTCACCGAACAGCACGAGGCCGGGCCGCGTCGCAAGCTTTGCCTCCAAGCCGTACCGCTCGGCGACCTGCCACCATACGTTGTCCTTGTCGAACTTGAACACCGTCCGGCTACCGACGTAGAAGCGCTTGCCCGTGTGCAGATAACGGGAGTTGCAGCCGTGGACCTTCTCCGACAGCCACACCTCTTCGCCTTCGGCCAGAAGCGACTTGTACTTGCGCAGCCCTTCGATGTCGTAGACGGGCACGGTTGGCGCTTGGCAAGCGGCGCGGTGCCGAAGGATCGTCAACTTCGCTGCCGCCGCGCAAACGAACACGATCAGGGCCACGGTCCACGCCGGCCAGCCGACCAACGCGTCGGCGACAGCCAACAGCGCCGACGTCACGAACGCCACCGCCCACGCGGCCCGGTCGAACCGCGCCGTCTCGCTCGCCTTGGCGGATCGCGTCCGGTTGTGGTTCGGCTCCGGCGTCTCGCGCTCGGACGGCGGCTCCCACTTCTCGACGCCCAGCACCGCGCGCACGTCGTCGCCCTCCTTCGCGCCAGCGGGCGCCGGCACGAGCAGCCCCATCGAGAACACGCCGCGAAGCTTCTTGGCCTTGACCCGCTCGTGGGTGCGACCCTTGCCGGCGTCCAGAAACTTGAACTCGGGCCGGCCCACCGGCACCAGCGCGTCCACCGGTACGTAGACGGCCAAGTCTCCCGGGGCGTAGTCGCCCGTGCGGAAGATGCACGGATAGCCGCCGTACACGTCGCATATGCTCAGCGTGTCGGCGTTCGGATGCTTGCGGACTTCGCCAATGCGGACCACCTCGACTCGGAACTCGGTCACGTGTCACCTCCTGTTGTCTTTGGCTGGCGGGGAAGGGTTCGAACCTTCAACCGATCGGATCAGAGCCGATTGCTCTAGCCAGTTGAGCTACCCGCCATCACGCTACGCAGCGTCTCACCGTTTTGCGCGCGTCTCCTGCACGTACTCCGCCGTCCATCGCTTCGGCGGCACCAGCACGTAGCGACTCGTCTGCTCGTCGCGGACCACCGCGGTCCCGATGTCGTCGATCGCCACGACGCGGCCGGTGATGGGCGCGCGGGCGGAGGCGGGGGCGTCGGTGCGCCAGTCGGGGCGCACTGTGACGCGGAGGCCGACGGTGGCGGTGGGAGGCGCCTGTCCGACGATGCGGAGCTTGCCGCGGTGAATCGCGTCTCTCCACACCGAGACGTCGTACCGGTAGAGTGTGCCTCTGTGCCGAACGACGAACCCGCCGTCGCCGGTAGCATCGGCCACGGTGTACCTATCGCCCTCCCAGTCGATGACCATCCCGACCTTCGGCGCCGGCACCTCGTCGGGCAGGACCGTCACGAACTCGGGCGTCCAGTAGGAATCGGGGATGATGATCCGACCGAGTCCGACGGTGCTTTTCGGCCCCCAGCGATCTGTGATCCAGCCCCCCGCGTGACACGCGCCGGTCTGAGCTGACCGGAACGGACCGAGCCCGTCGATGAGCGTGACGTCCACCAGCCCATACGAGTCCGACTTGTACCGCACCCGCATCCCCACCCGCGGCGCAGGGAGAGGCTTCGGTCCGATGCGGACGAGGTGGTAGGTGGTGCCGGCCCAGAGGTGGGACGTCTTGATCCACTTGCGCCACTTACGCAACTGGCCGACCGCGTCGGATCGGTCATCAAACAACCTGCGCGCACCCTTGTCCGGACTCCAACCGTCAACCTCGGGTTGCGACAGCCACTCCGCGTGTCGGTTCTCGCCCTTGCACCGCACCGCCCATCTCGTCTGTTTCATGGTCCCTCCAGTCTGCCTCAGCTTTGCGCGCTACTTGGAGCGCCTCAGTTGCCGTATCGGCCGTCGTCGTCGCCCGGGTATTCGTGTGCTTCGAGGTTGTCGAACCGCGTGTACTGACCGGTCCACTTGACCTTCACCTTGCCGGTCGGTCCGTTGCGCTGCTTGGCGACGATGATCTCGGCGATACCCTTCTCCGGCGAGTCTCTCTCGTAGTAGTCGTCGCGGTGGATAAACAGCACGTTGTCGGCATCCTGCTCGATGGCGCCCGACTCGCGCAGGTCCGAGAGCTGCGGGCGCTTGTCCTTGCCGCGCGTCTCAACCGACCGATTGAGTTGCGACAGCGCGATAACGGGAACCTCCAGCACCTTCGACAGTCCTTTGAGCCCTCGCGAGATGCTGGATATCTCGCCCTCGCGGTTGCAGCTCTGGTCGCCGCTGGCAAGCTGTAGGTAGTCTAGGACGATCGCAACGAGGTTTACCCCCTCGCGCGCCCACTCGGCCCGGCGACGGACCACTGCGGCGCGCAACTCAAGCACGCTAATGTTCGGCGTGTCGTCGATCCAGATCGGAAGTTGGTAGAGGTCCGTGGCTGCCTTGGTGAGCCTGGACCACTGATCCATCCCGATGGCCCTTGGCGTCCGTAGCAGCGACGAATCTACGCGCGCCTCGGAACAGGCCATGCGCCCGGCTAGTTGTTCGCGCAGCATCTCCAGCGAGGCCACGAACACGCCGTTGCGGTACACCTGGACCGGCGCCCCGTCGTCTGCTTGGCCTGGTCCCACTTCCGCCGTGCCGGCTATGTTCTTGGCGACGTTCATCACGAGCGACGTCTTACCCATGCCCGGACGAGCCGCGACGATCGTCAGTTCGCCCTTGTGGAGCCCGGCCATCATCGCGTCGATCCGCTCAAATCCGGTCGGCACGCCCACGATGTCGTCGCCACGTCGCGCCGCCTCTGTCACCTTGGCGAACACGCTTTCTATAGCCGCCCCGGCGCGCGATCCGTTGTCCGCCTTCGCGTCGCTGGCGATGTCGAACACGGTCTGCTCGTGTTCTGTTATGAGCCCGATCACCGGCCCCTTGTGCGTGTACCCCGCCGCCGCTGTGGTCTGACACGTAGCAATCAGCGCGCGCAGCCTGGCCTTTTCGCGCACGATCTCCGCGTACGTCTCCACGTTGGCATACGACGGTGTGGCGTCTGAGATGCTGGCCAGATACGGAGTGCCTCCAACCTGTACCAGTCTGTCCGTGTCCCGCAGCCGTCCGGCCACGGTCACCAGATCAACCGGCGTACCCTGTTGCTGTAGCCACAGCGCCGCCTCGTAGATCCGGCGGTTCGCTTCCGAGTAGAACTCGTCTGGTCGCAGCCATGACACAAGTGCCAGTGCGTTGGGATCGGTCATCGCCGCACAGATGACCGCCGCCTCGGCGGGCAAGTCCTGCGGCAACACGCGGGCGCGCAAGTCGGCCTCGGTGACGCCGGCAGCGGCGGCCTCAGGGGACAGCGACACTGGTACCACCCTTTCCGCCAAACTTCAGCGCGCTTCCGAGACGCGCAACCTCCGCCAGCCCAAGCGGCGCCTCGGATGGCTTTGGCTCTGGCGCGGCCGCCTCGGCCCGCTTTGGGCGTGGGTGCCCGTATCCGGCGATGCGCGACGACATCATGGCGATCGGGTGCTGGCGGTCTCCGATCGGGTAGCGCGCGTCGCCCTTGTCACGCAGGTACGAATCGATCCAGTGCGCAAGCAGCGCGTCCGGGTCGTCCCCACCGTCTCGCCTGGCCTGGAGTGCGATGTCCTTGGCGCGCGTGTTCTCGGACTTGGGGCCCGTATCCACCGGCCACGGGTAGGGCGCGCGGTACTTGGCCGTCCAACGAGGGTTCCACAGGCGGGCGAACATGTCGCGGGCAGCCTCGTGGGGCGCGGCGCTCTGACCTGTACCCGTATCCCCGCTCTGGATCTCTGAGAACGTATTCAGATCCCGACCCGGCCATTTGCCATCGGTCTCACTCTCAGTTTTGCCATTGGCAAAATCATGGCAATTGCCATCCGGTTTGCCATGCGTTTGCCATCGCCGTTCGGCTCCACGACGGCCAGCAACGGACCGCTTTTCGCTGACTTGCGCCGGCTGATACTGCTCGTAGTCATGAATCCGGAACCCTCCGTCGGCCGTCTCCCAGAGACCCGACTTGACCAGTTCCGACGCGAGTTTTTGGGCTTTGGCTTCGGAAAAACGGACGTACAAAGCCTTCAGTTGGAGGCTCGGGATGAAGCCGTCGCGCCGGTTCTGGCGGTTGCAGTACATGAGCCCACACGTCCAGAGCCAGCACGCTTCGGCTCCGGCGTTGACCTGCTTGTCGTGTTCGTTGGCCCGGTCGTCCAGCTTAACCCACGTCATGTACCCGGTTCCCCTTCTTGAGATTGCACAGAGAGTGGGCCACCTGGAGGTTGGCCAACACTGTTTTGCCGCCGAGCGACACCGGCCGGATGTGGTCGATGTGGATGTCGTCTCGCTCGACGGGTCCGCCGCACAGACCGCACCACAGGCCGTCGCGACGTATGACCCGCTCACGAAGCGCAAGCGGAATCTTGTCGCGGATGGGACGTAGCCGAATGTCTCTGCCCCTGCGCAGATACCACTCGTAGTACGCGCGGGACATCATCGAACACAGTGGGCGCCCCTCGGACCCTTCTCCGAATGAGATCCACTTGGGTGGCGGATATGGCCGGCTCGCCAACTCCTCTATCCGCTCTCGGTGCGCGGCTGGAAACTCGGACAGTGGCAGCGGTCCAGATATCGGATCTTGCGTCATCCGGCCGCCCCTTTCCTGCCCCTCCACACCCACCCATCCCGCGCCACGATCCGCCCCGTCGCCGCCGCGATCGTCATCTCGCCAGCGACCTCGCTTTCCGGGGCCCCTGTAGCCACGGAGGCCGCCTCAACTACGACCGGCCACTTCCGGGGCCATCCTCCGCTGAGGGCCCCGCTAATGGCGGCCTGGATAGACTGGCGGGCGGTCACAGCGTCACCCCGTACCTTTCCCGCACCTCTCGCGCGTTGCCCACGTAGTCGTAGGCGGTTGCGATGGCGCACCCGATCGTGTCGTGCTCGGAGTGGCCCTCCGGCTCGTTCGTCGCGTAGTCGAACCGCGTCACCCGGAACGGCGGGCCGCTACACGACCGGTGGATGACCAGGCGCCAGCCGTAGCTAGGCACCTTCAGTTCCACGTGGCCGTCGCGGTCGAAGTCGGCGCGCATGCCGGTGAGGGTGGCGCCCTTGGCGTTGTGGACCGCTTCGGCGAGGTCGGAGAGCCGTCGGCTATCGCTGTGTCGTGTCATCCCACACCTCCGGCGGCTCGGTGTTGGCCGCCTCGAAACAGCGGCGGTGGAGGACCTCGAACTCGGCGACCGGCGGCAGCGCGGAGAAGATCGTCCGCGGGTGCAGCGACGAGTAGTAGGTATGCGGCGGGTCCACGTTGTCGGGCACCCACCGCCGCGCCCCGCACGAGCAGACGAGGACGGTGCCGGTGGAGAGGGTGGTCATTGGGGGCCTCCGAACAGCGGCACCTGTCCGGCCCGTTGCGCCTGCAACGTCGAGCCGCTCTCCTCGGCGCGGAGCCGCTCTCGGGACAGCTCCGCCCACTTCGGTTCGCGCTCGATGCCGATGAACCGACGGCCGAGACGGAGCGCTGCGACGCCGGTCGTGCCGGAGCCGCAGAAGGGGTCGAGGATGAGGTCGCCCGGTTCTGACGTCAGGGCGACAAGCCTTACCATCAGGTCTTCCGGCTTCTCGTTCGGGTGCAGTCGGCGAGGCGAGTTAAACCCGATTCCGGGCGCCGCGTCGGTCCACACGTCACCCACTCGCGCCTCTCCCTCTCCGCGTTTCGTGTTGATCCCAGCCCTATTGCGATCCCGCACAAGCCTCTTTGCCTTGACGGGGCCGAACACCGCCACATGCTCTGCCCATCGCGGGAGCCCGGCCCACCGCCCACCAGCCTTGGGCGCGTGATTGGTCGGAAACCACACGATCCACTCGTCGGGGACTCGGCCCATGGCCGCGCACCACTCAACTAAGTTCTGCGCGTACCCGAAGACCGCAAGCGACGGGATGCGGGACAACTCGCGCAGCGCATTCGACGCGCACCCGTCGTCGGTGGAGTAGTGACCGAAGTCGTACGGCGGATCCGTGATCACGTGGTCCACGCTCCGGTCCGGCAAGAGCGGCAACACGTCGGCGTTGTCGGCGCAGATGACGGCATACCTCCGCCGCCCGTCCAGCACCTCGGCCACTTCGGTCGGTAGGGTCACGCCGCCCCCTTTCGGTCGCGGTTGTGGATGCGTTCGGCGGCGTCCGCGTACGCCTCGTCGCCGTCCGTGTAGACGGCGGTGTGCTCGGCGGACCAAGACCCAGGGCCCGAACCGCCGCAGTAGCACCACAGCCGGTCGATCGTGGTCTCGTACAGGATGTCGGCAAGAACGCTACCCGGAGTCGGATCGCGCACGATGTAGATGGCTGATAGTTTCACGCCGCCCTCCCCTCTCTGCGCCTCGCAAGGCCGGCGGTGTCGGCCATCTCGCGCAGGGCCGCCGTGGGCGCGCCAGTGGTTCCGCGCTCTACCATCAGTCGCCTCGATCTCCGCGCCCACTCTGCGCGCATTCGGCACTTGCTTGAACAGTAGACCTGCCACGCGTAGTTTCTAGAGTCGGCAAGAGCGAACGGTGTTCCGCAGTGCGCGCACTCTCGCTGCCCCGCTTGTTCTCTGCGCAAGCGTCGTCCTCGCACCCCCGACGCGTTCTTGCGACACAGATTCGAGCAGAACCTTACCTTGCGCCAATTGGCACGCGGGTTCAGTGCCAGTAGGTCGATGTTCTTCCCGCACCTCTCGCACGACACGCACCGGAGGCCGACAACGGACGCGCGAACGACCTCGTTACGCCCCCGCAGGTCGTCAAGCCTGCACCGCTGTCGTGCGACGTACCGAGCCATCAGTGTTGACTGGTACGCAATGGCGTTGCTGTCGTGGCAGCAGTACGACGCAAAATCTTCTAGGATCTGCGGCTGAAGGTCGATCCACATCAGGCACCCACCTTCGCCCGACTTTGCGCAGCCTTCTCCCGCTCGACCGCCTGGCGCACGCCGTCTAGTCCGATCTCGTCCAGTTCGTCGGCGAGCACCTCCACCGCGTCGGCCACCATGCCGAGCAGCCGATCGATGTGCGGCGGAGGCTCGCCGGTTTCCTCGTTCCAAACGTGAAGGGCGTCCTCAAGGAGCGTGTAGATTTTGGACATCCCCGAGATTTCGTCCTGCCTTACCTCTATGGGCGAGGCGTCAATTTCGAGCGCAATCCCAAGAATCTCGGCCGCTTCCAGTGCGCGCCATTCGTCCAGCGCCGCGGTGGCCTCGGCCTTAGAATCGAAACAGCCAAGGGTGCGCTTCACCGGCAGCGGATCCGAGTATTGGCGGACCTCGATCGCCAGGTCGGCCTGGCGCGCGTTGTACCTGGGCGCGTGTCGCCGCAGGTCTGGAGTGAATACAATCCACTTGCCGATGTCCTTGTTGAAGGACACGGACCCGGTGCCGCCCTTTCGGGTCGGCGTGATTGGTTCCGGCGACGTGAGAACTAGCGCGGCGGTGGTCATACCTCCTCCACTCCGATCGCCCCGAGCCCGCTGCCCCACGTGTCGAGCAGGTCACAGACGATGCCGAGGGCCGGGTCCACGATCTGGTAGTGCGGCGCCCACTCGCGGCGGTCGCAGAACACTGGCGCGCCTGGCTCGCCTCCGATGAAGTAGGTCTTAGCGGCCTCGCGGTCGCCGTCGAAACAGAGCGGTGGTTTGCGGGTGACGATGAACATGGCTAGCCACCGACCTTTCCGGCCGCCGTCGTAACGGTCGGCGTGGCGCCGCGCTGGTCAACGTGGACCGCTCTGTCGGCGAGCGACACGGTCGCGCTGCCCCAATACGAGGTGACCACGACCTTGTGGATCGCCGTGACCTGCGCCGAGCCGCACGCCGTGACCTGCGCCGAGTCGCACGCCGTGACCTGCGCCGAGCCGCACGCCGTGACCTGCGCCGAGTCGCACGCCGTGACCTGCGCCGAGCCGCACGCCGTGACCTGCGCCGAGCGATCGACGGCCACGATCCCCGTCTTGATCTCGTGCTCCCCGAACCGGAGCACGCGGAGGTCGGCAAGGTCGGCGTCGGACAGGGCGCGGACGAGCCTGACGCGGCGGGCGGCCACCTTGCGGTTCGGGTCGGCGTCACACGATCCGACGACGCCCTCAGCCTCCACCTCGTAGCACTCCGCGCCGGTCACCCACCACCGCGCCGGGTCGTCGGTCAGGTGCAGGCCGTTGCTGCACAGGACGATGTCGCCTACCACCTCGGCCCACGCGCCCGGCCTCCACTTGCCCGTGGCCGTCTGGGTTGGCAGCGACCACTTGAGCGCACCACCGTGGCACGAGGCGCCGTTGACAAGCACCTTGTACAGCTTCGGGGCGGTGCGCTTGGATGACTTCTTGGCCGGCTTCTTACGTGTCGTCATGATCCCTCCTTATCGAACTGCGAAAAATCCACGGCTGACCCCATTGCGTCCGTCCACGCCGGCCCCACCTTGGGCGGCATGAACCGGCGACCCCGAGGCCCACCCGATGGCGGCGCGTAGTTGGCGCCGCCGATTGCCGCACGCCGCAGCGCGTGTCTCGACGGGGCCGGAGCGTAGGAACGCGGACGGGGGACGGTGGGCCGGCGCGACTTGGTGCGCGCGGTGGCTACGTTCGGCCGCGACCGTCTGGGGCATGTGGGGCAGTATTCCGGAATACTAGCCGTGGGTCAATAGCCCTCCGCCGTCCCCGCTACTTTTTTTCTGGTGCGCACATGAGACTACCGCGCGCAGATTCCAGGTTTGGTAGAGTTGGGTCCATGCGTTCCCGATCTCAGGGTCGTAACCTGTCCCCGGCGGAGATGGATTGCGTCCGGGCTAGGCTCCAGCGTGAGTACGATCGCAACCCGGATCAGATCGCGGTGTCGCAGCAGATGGGCATCAGCCAGTCCACCCTGTCGAAGATTTTGCGTCGGACCGACTACGTCATAACGCGCGGTCTAGCCCTAGAAATCGCGGAGGCGTCGGGTGTACCCTTGACCGAACTACTCACCGGCACGCGGAGCGCCGGGAAGTACGAGGCGGGAGACAAGATGTTGCCTGCGCGGGGACGAGCATTAGACGTGCTTAGCGGCGTGTACTCCGACGACGTACTGGAGGCGATGCAGCGCCACCAAGCGCCGACCGAGTCCGAGCTGTGGCAGCCGGACCAGTGGGTTGAACACCTGGTCCAGATCAAGACGATGTGGGACCGGGGTGCCCTTGAGCTTCCCGGGCTGAAGCGCGCGTCCGCCAAGCGCCGTCGCTAGCCTACGCGTTTCCGGCCGAAAAATAAGTAGGCCGCAAGAACGCGAGAACCTTGCGCAATCGGACTTTCGTTCCGGAATAGCGCGCGCCCCATTGACGCGGAATATTATTCCGCGATATGGTTAGGGCGTTCGGCACGAGACGGAGGGACGGACGATGACGACGACGAAGCTGACGCGAGGACGCTGCGACTGCCGCAGCGCGGACGCCAACCACAACCACGACACGCTCGACGTGGTGGACTTCGGCCGCTACATCCGCGTGTGCGGCATCCCCGGCGAGGTGCGGCGCCTCTGCGAAGTGCACGCGCGCGGCATCAAGGCGCACCGACTGTTCGTCGCCGCCCTCGGAGGTGCCAAGTGAGCGCCCGAACGTTCACCGCGCAGCAGCGTGTCCAGCGCGCCATCGAGGACGCGTCTGCGTCGATCGACGACTTCGCGGCAGAGCACGAGGCGCGCGGCGACATGCTGACCAAGCTCATCGAGGCGGCGCACGAGGTGTACCGCGCATATCAGCGGGAGGACGGGGCGGTCACGCTTGGTGAGGCAACTAGCGTCGGGGAAGCCATCGTTGCGCTCGACACCTTGGCCGACGAGGCGGAGAGCGTGTCGTGAGCGCCTCCCCCGTCATCACGCCGGCCTGGCTTCGTTCCGCCTGCTCCGACGACGCGCCCGCAACGCTCCGCTCCGCCTCGGTGGGCCACGCGTCGGACACCATCCCCTGCCCGCCGCCGGTCCTCCGCGTCACGTGCCCGTCCTGCCATGGCGACTCGGAGCCCATCTGCGGCACCTGCTCGGGCAGCGGCGAGGGCATGTATGACGGTTCGCGGTGCCCGATCTGCCACGGTCGCGGCGACACGCACGTGGACTGCGAGACCTGCGGCGGTGAGGGCGAGATCGACGCGTCCTGCGAGGACTGCGGCGAGCCAGCCACGATGCGCGACCCTCACGAGGACTACCTGTGCGCCGAGTGCTACGCGTCGCGCGAGCGGGACGACGCGGCCCGCATGGAGGCTCCGTGACCTGCACCGTCGAAAGCCACGAGGCGACGAAGCGCGACCGCGAGGCGTGGTCGGCGCTGACCTACCACGCAACGGCCACGTACGACCTCGGCGACGGCGAGACGTTGACTCTGGAGACGAGGCATTGCCGCTGCGGAAGCACGCTGGCGGTCGAAGTGAACAGGGGGGAGGAGGCGCCGCACACCGCGGCGTGACGAGGATGAAGATCATCGTGACAGGCGAGACGGTCGAAGTTCACGACTTGCCGCCCGACATGGCGGCGCGCGACCTGGCGGCTCTGGTGGCCACGCTCGTCACGGCCGGACAGAGGCCGGTTGGGCGCGTGAGGAAGTGCGACGCTCCCCCAGCCGAGCACTACACGGACGGCGCGGTCATCGACATGACCGAGCGTCGGATGAGGGTGGGCTGATGGACTTCATCGGCCGCGACGCCCGCCCCGAGGAGGACGACCCGAGCGAGCCGATCCGCGTCGAGCGGACGTATCCGGTTTTTGAGGCGACGCGGCGCAGGTGGCGGCGAGAACGCGAGGAATGGCTGAGGACGCAGCGAGAGGAGGACGGACATGGCAACGCGACCGGAGAGTGACCGAGAGCGAGAACAGCGGGAATTGCGCGACAAGATGCGCGACGAGTTTGCGCGCGTCGTGTGCCGCATCAGCCTTACGCCAGAGGAGCGCGCTAGCGTCATCTCGGCGGCGCGCGACTGGACCGAGGCCGAGGCACACCTGTCCTTTACGGCCGGCATGGAAGCGTGGCAGTGGGCCACGAAGCCGGCCGCCTAGCCCCACAGACGGACGGGCCCCCTATGCCCGTCGGCGGAGTTGGCCGCCCCTCCCGTCCGTCCTCCAGAAAAAGTCGGTCCGACCACGACGACGGGCGCTGCGCAAAACGACGGTATTGGAGACAGACGGAGGACGGAGATGGCGCGCATCGTAGACGCATCGGTCAAGTCAACGGTTCCGGCCCTATCGCCGAGCGTGGCGAAGACGCTGGTGACCAAGTCGCCGGCTCACGCGTACGCCGAGCACCCGCTCCTCGGCGGCGTTCCGCGCGAGTCTACCGATAGCATGGAGCGCGGTTCGCTCATCCACGCACTGGTGTTCGGAGAGGGCCGCGAGATCGTGGTCGTGGACGCCAAGGACTGGAAGACCAAGGCGGCGCAGGAGGCGCGGAGCGCGGCGCGCGAGGCCGGCAAGCTGGCGGTGCTTGCTCACAAACTGGCCGAGGTGCGCGAGACGGCGACGGCCATCACGAACAACTTGGCAGAGGCCGGCGTCATCCTCAACGGCGCGTCTGAGGTCAAGATCGAATGGGAGGATGAGGCCACCGACGGGAGCCGTGTCCTGTGCAGAGGACAACTGGACCACATCGTCGGCGACCGCATCATCTACGACCTCAAGATTGTAGACTCGGCCCACCCGGAGGCGTGTTCGCGCCAGGCATACGCGTACGGCTACGACATCCAGGGCGCCGCGTACGTTCGCGCACTGTCCGACCTCTACCCGGAGAATGCCGGCCGGATCGACTTTGTGCTCCTGTTCGCCGAACCTGAGCCCCCGTTCGCGGTGTGGCCCGCGCGGTTCTCTGGCGACATGCGACACCTTGGCGAAACGCGGTGGCAGCGTGCGGTTGACCTGTGGGCGACGTGCATGGCCGCGAAGTTGTGGCCCGGGTACGCGGACGAGATCGCAACGCTTGAGGCCCCAGCGTGGGCATTGTCGCGAGAGATGAGCAAACAGGCGAGCGAGGCCGCCGAGGCCGCTTTCGGATCGCTGTAAGGAGGGAACATGGGACGGACATTCGAAGACAAGGATGCCACGCGGGAGCGCGTGCCGCTGCTTCTCGGGCTCATCGGTCCGAGCGGGACGGGCAAGACATACAGCGCGCTGCGGCTGGCCACTGGCATCCAGCGCGTGAACCATGGACCGATCTACTACATCGATACCGAGTCGCGCCGCGCCCTGCACTACGCCGACGAGTTCAAGTTCCGGCACGTCCCGTTTGGGGCGCCGTTCTCGCCGCTCGACTACCTGGAGGCCATCGACCACTGCCTCCAGAAGGGCGCCAAGACAATCATTGTGGACAGCATGAGCCACGAGCACGAGGGCCCCGGCGGCGTGCTGGAGATGCACCAGGAGAGCGTGCGGCGCATGTCCAAGGGCGACCACGACAAGGCCGAGCGCGTCAAGATGCTGGCATGGGCCGAGCCGAAGGCGCAGCGGCGGAGGCTCATCAACTCGATCTTGCAGATGGACGCCAACTTCATCTTCTGTTTCCGGGCCAAGGAAAAGCTCCGGATCGTGAAGGGCGCCGAGCCCGAAAAGCGCGGGTTCCAGCCGATCGCGGGCGAGGAGTTCGTGTTCGAGATGACGGCCAAGTTCCTGCTCCTCCCGGGCGCGGACGGACACCCGTCGTGGAAGTCGGACATCGTGGACGAGCGCATGATGATGAAGTGCCCGCGCCAGTTCCGCGAACTGTTCACGTCCGACGTCCAGTTGTCGGAGGACCTCGGCGAGAAGATGGCGCGGTGGGCCGCCGGCACGGCCGCGCTTCCCATTCTGTCGGCGGCCGAACTGATCGAGGCGTACGAGGCGTGCTCGGATCCGGCCACGTTCCGCCGGCTGGAGCAGGTGCGGCGCGCGTCGTGGTCGTCAATCGAGAAGGCGGACAAGGACGCCCTCAACGAGCTGGCCAAGGCAACCAACCAACGGA